CGTCTATATGGCAGAGGATCACGTCGGCGAGCCATGCAGCCACGGCACATCCCTGCTTGAGGGACTGGTAGCTGCGGCACAGGTTGCCCTGTGTGTCGAAGTAGAGGTCGGAGTGGTAATAGTCGCGGATAATGGCGACGAGCGCCGATTTTCCGTATTTCTCCTCTATCCTGTCGAATGCCCTGTCTATGAATGAGAGAGGGACGGAATCGAAGTATTTGGAGAGGTCGGACTTCCATCCGATAGTCTTTCCCCCGGCATTGCAGATGCGACTTGACACCTCCTGTACCACCTTTCCGCAGCCTATACCTTTCTGGTAAGACTTGCACCTGGGATGGAGCATTTCGGGCATCAGCTCGAAGAAGAGGTCGTTGGCGATGGAAAGGACTATGCGGTCGCAGGGTTCATTTACGTAAACCGTGCGGAAATCGCCGTTGTCTTTCGGTATCTCAGCCGTGTGCGGAGGCATTATCTTGTATTGTCCGTCGCGCATCCGCTGATACATTAGCGAGCGAGCCTCAGGAGTTGTGAGCTGATACAATGTAGCTTTGTTTATGTCCTTGTCTACACCCTTTGCGATGGCGTACTGCCAGCGTTCGGGCTCGAAGAACATATCGAGGATTTTGTCTTCTTTCATAATTCTGTTTGTCTTAATGGTTTATACTAAGAAGCCCGCCACTTTTGACGGTGACGGGCCATTAGGCTTGTGTGCGGCCGCAGGCCTGGAGCCTTGCTGCAAGTTTCTGATTGTAGAAGCTCCTCTTGGGGGATCACGGAACCTGGAGATGCTCCAGGTGGAGAGATCCGCTTAAAGAAGCTTCTGTAAAGAATGCCTGCCCACCGCACGCTGTCGGCTTCAGGAGAGCGTGTTATTCCCACTCTTTGATTTTCGCTTCAACGGAGATGTGGGAAACGGCGATGAGCTGCTTGAGAACACCCATCATGCGCCATCCCTCCTCTCTGTAAGCGTTCGCCTTGGCATCGACATGCTCAAGAGACCGGCTCTCGCTCATGCCGAGGAAACGTGCGCCGTGGAACATTATGAGGTTGCGCATCGTGAAATACGCTCCTGCTCCCTTGTAGGCGTTGATGAACGCTGAAGAGTGCTTCGTGATGTGGCACAGATGCCTGTGTTTCCTGTTGAACGCTGCCACGATTTTGTAAAGTTCCTCCGGATTGGTGGTGTGTGTGGCAATGGATGCCATCTCCCTGAACGGTCTGTATACTTTCGTATTAAGGTCATCCACGAAGATGTTGACGTTGTTGAGACGCACATAAGGCATTCCCTTGCACGTGTGCTTCGGTCTGCGGACACCATGCTTGTCTGTCCTATACATGAGATTGTCTTCAATGTAGGCTTTCAGCTTGTCGATATAATCGTCTATCATGTCAGCCAGAGTCTTGCCGTCAAAGAAGAGCTTACGCTGCTTGAGGCAGCTTGTGTCTCCGTGGCGGAACATCTTCATCTGTGCGAGAAACTCGTTTTCGACCATGCGCCACTGGTATTCGTAGCCGAAGCCCTGCAGCACCTTGTTGAAACTGAGGTTGCGCTCGTCCATTTCGCGCAGGATGCGGAACATCTGTGCCATCACCCAACGGCGGAAGAGCTTGTAGTGGCTGATATATCCTCCGGTCTTGATCTTGTTGAACACGGGATCGTCATCTGTGACCTCTACAGGCACTCCGTCAACGACCTTGACCACCATCTGCTCTCCGAGAGAGAAATAGTTTGAAGTGTCGATGCCGGCAGCCTTGAGGGCCGCTATGCGTGCAGCCGCAGTCTTGACGGCGGTCTTCTTGCCGTTGTCTGTCGCCTTGTTTTCCAACTCAGTCATAGTGAACTCACCTGAAATCATTACGTTTCGTTTCATAATTCAAAAGTTTGATGTTAATAAAAAAGGTTTGCTAATTCTTGAGGACAGGGAAGAACCCTGCCCGTTCCGGCTATTCTGCTCCAATCCACTGGCGGAACAATATGAGGTCTTTGTCGGCAGGCGACTGCCAGAACCACGAGCCCCATTCCTCGTGCCATGTGAGGATGCCTCTGACTATTGCCATAAGGACGAATAGCTCAAGGCTGCACCGTGCGACCTCACGCTGCTCTCCGTACATCATCGCCTCGTCGGACAGCTTACTTTCCGGCAGAGCCTTGAAATACCTGCGGCGGTGTGACTCAGAGCGTTCGGATGGGACGGAGTGTTTGTATATCCTGTATCTCCTCTCTATCTCCTTCAACACGTCGCCTTCGTATTCGGGCATCTCCACCTCCTTGAGGTCAACGAGGTGGTTTGCGATGCGCAGAGTGCGCTTTTCGAGGTTTATGAAGAACTTCTCTCCGTTCTCCACCCTCCTGATGATTTCCTGTTCTGTCATATTCCTAAAGTTTTGGTTTGTATGCGGTGAGGCTTTTCAGCCCCACCTTTTAAGGCTTGCGGCTATCGTTCAGGAAGAATATCCGTATAGTCGCAGATGGCTACCCGCTGTCCTGCCCGTATGAGTTTCGGCAGATAGGTGTCGAGAGCATGATAAGGGAATCCTGCCAGTTTTATCGGCTTGCCTTCGCCGTCCACCTGCTTGCTGTAGCGCGTCAGCGTTATTCCGAGGAGATTGGCGGCTGTCACTGCATCCTCCATATAAGCCTCGTAGAAATCGCCGCTACGGAAGAGCAACAGGGCATCAGGATGCTTCACTTTCAGCTCCTGGAACTGCTCCAGGAGAGGCCACACCTCAAGCGGCCGGTATTTCTCCGTCTTGTTTGTGACGCATTTGGCACACATATAGTGTATTTCACTCTCTTTGAGATTGAGTTTCTTGAAGAGATATTCTTCTATCTGCTCGTTCTTCCACTCGTCGGGACAGCCTGTGATTGTTGTGATTTCGGCTGTCGAATAATTCATTATTGCTATATCCATGATTGTAAAAATTTGGTTAATGATGTGGAGGCGTGTGCCTCCCTGTTCGGCTAAATCTCCTGGTAAACAGTGCCGTTTCTCTCTGCTTCCCTGTGTTCCTCCTGTTCATGGTCGCAAACGGTCACTTTCTCGTCTACCCAGTCGTTTTGATTGAGAATTATTTCCTCTTCATAGATGGCATTCTGCACTTTATTAATAGCCTCTGAATAATCTTCGGCTTCGGTAGCCACCACTCTGTTTAGCACCTCTGTTACTGATACGTAAAATCTCATAATTATAAATTTATTGGTTAATGATGTCAGAGGGATTGCTCCCTCCGTTTTCAGGCGTAGACACAGCAGGATTCCACCATCTTCTTGTATTTCTTCGGGAATCCGTTCCAGTCCCTGTAAACCTGTACGATCTGGCAGGAAGCCCATGAGCTGAGAGCTTCCTCGTAGATATAGAAGCATTTCAGCTTCCCTGTGTCGTCGTACAGGATCCAGTCGCCAGAGGCGAGCGAACCCTCATTGAGCTGTATGGCATATCCTCCCTCCTCTTCGTACCATGCGACGAGGTTGTCTACATAATGGTAGTCACATTTTATCTTTCTCATAAATTCTGAATTTTGGTTAATGATGTCAGAGAGCACAAGCTCTCTGTTTTTAGGCTATTTCAACGATCTCGTCTATTCTGCCATACGTTATTTTACGCAAGTATGTCTTGTTGCAGGCATAAGCTTCACTCCATGAGCCATACTGCTTGTAGACGAATCTTTTCAGAACGTCCTTGAAGCAAAACATCCATCCCATATGGGCTACACTATATTTTGTATGTCCGCAATCTTTAATCGCTCTGGTTATCCACTCTTTTTCTGTTCGGCTGAGCTTTTCGCCGTTGTTCGCTTTTTCACGCAGTATGTACCCTTCATAAGAACTTAATGATTCAAGCCTGGCAGGGTTTTTCACAAAAGGATATACATTGTACATAATTCTTGAAATTTTAATAGGTTAAACATGTGCCTCCCCGAAGGGAGGCCGTTTCAGGCTTTTTCGTTGCGTACCGCACGAATGGAGCAGTAAGGTGTGTCGAACGGATATTTAGCCTCGTTGATATAATACACAACGGAGGGCACGCTCATCGTCAGAGTGTTCTGACAGATGACCTTTCCGTACATTCCGTGCGCCATCATGTTGCAGGCGCACATCTTGCAGGCGACAGGATCGCAATCCTGCGCCACATACTTGAAGCGGCGTCCGGCATAATGATCCGTCCTGCTCTTGCTGATATAATGGGCGAGAAGGAGACGTCCGCTGCCAGAAGCGCAGTCGTTGACCGTGCCACATTCCTTGCCGGTGTCGATTGTCTGAGCCATGAGGTCTGACACGCACTGGGGAGTGAAGAACTGTCCCGTGCGTGAAGCCTTGCCGCGAGAGAGGTACATCTCCTCATAAAGAATACCGAACACATCGAGCCATTCTCCAAGCTCCATAGCCTTGGCGACATCTTGAAGCCACATTATGACAAGATTGAAGAAGCCGTGCGATTTGCGCATCTGCTCCATAATGTGATCGCCGTATGAGTCCATACCGGACTGCAGGCTCTTAACGTCGAAATAGTCTATCACGTAGTCGAGGAAATCATCCAGGGCAGACTCTTGTGGCCTGCCGTTCTTCTCTGCCTCGGAAGACAGGATTTCAATGTACTTTTTCTTGTCCATATTCTTGAAATTTAAAGGTTAGAAAATAGAAAGCCCCACTCCGTGAGGAGCAGGGCTCTTTAAGGCTTACTTCTTAGCAAAGTCGAACAGTATGCGCTGACTTTCTCTACTGACCTCAGGATACATACATCCCACGTTGTCGTAGAAGTCTCTGAATGTGGTATTCGGTTCTTCTGCAAGGACACATTCCATCTCATATAAGAGACTGTCTTTGACGTAAAAAGTTCTTGTTGTACCTTGATATCCGTTTGTGTATTCGAACGGATAGACCGCAGTGCAGTCCTCTATGAGATGGCATACGAAAGCCCAGCATTTCTCAAGGTCGGGCTTGTGGGTGAACTCGCAGTCGGTGTGCGGATTGTAATATCCGCAGGACAGATTGATGCACGACACGCTGACACCGGCTTCTGCAAGAGCCTCTACGTCCGTCATCATTCCGCCGGACTCACGGTAGCCCCAGCTTTCGCAGTCCGCAGCCTTGATGAAACTATCCGAGCAGAGCGGACCGGAGATTTCTGTCACCATGTCACTGCTGCCACGTCTGTCAATCTGGGCACAGAAACGGCAGTCTATGAAGAATCCGATGTCTGCGGCGCTTGAGCCGATGCAGCCGATTTCCTCTCCGATGAAGAAGGCACATTTGAGGACAGGGTATTCCATCAGCGCAGAGAGCGCAAGGAATATCCCGTTCTTGTCGTCGGCTCCCAGTCCGCACTGCTTGCGCATCTTGGGAGAATATCCGAAAATGACCTCGTTGGTCTCCACACAAGTGAAGTCAGAAGGATGGAAATCCTGCACCTGGTCCATGTGTGCGCACAGGCAGGGGTAACTAACCGCTACACCTTTCGTGATGTAGAGGTTTCCTGTATTGTCCTGTGTCACGACAGCTTCAGGAACATTGGCTTTTAGCCACTTCTTGATGAATCGGCGGATGCGTTTCTCACTGCCGCTCTTTGAATGGATGCAGTAAAGGTTTTTTAGTAACTCGTAATTCAATTTCTCTTTCATAATTCTAAATGTTTTAATGGTTAATGATGTAAAGGCAGGAGCATTGTATCTCCCGCCTTTTTTCAGGCTTCTACTTCAAGTTGTTCTTCCTCTGCTTCGTACATCGTATCCTCGTCTTCGAACCAGTCTTCGAGGAGTTCGGAGTAAATAGCATCCTCTTTGAGGATATACTCATCGTGATATGCAGAGTGTACACAATCGTCTGCACGCTGCCAATTTCCGTGAATGTCCTCGACGGCGTTTCTTCTGAGGATGTTGTCGTTAAGGTTTTCAACCCATACCGCCTCATCCTCATAGATGTAGCAGTCTTCCTCTTCAGACCACACGAAATCATTCGTGCGGTCTTCGTGGATATGTATGTAGTGTCCGTTATATATAGCACGAGTCGAACAGTCCTCGTGCATCCAGTCCTCGTTATAGTCGTCATACTCGGCGACATCATTGTCGATCCACTCTTCCGAATAGTCCGACCATTTTTCGTCGTCGTGTGAACGCTCGAAATAACGAACGGTTTCGTCCAGCTTGTCGGTGTAGTAGACATAGTCATAATTGTATGCGATGTCATTGTTATAGTCGTAATAGACAAAACTGTCCTGATACGACAACGTGTCACCTTCACACAGCCGGCATTCGATAGAGAACCGCTTTGCTCTCAGGGACTCGCCGTTGTTGGCGACGAAATTCCTATTGTCGTGACAATCGACACCGACACGCTTGTAGCCGTCGATGAGACCTTCCTTGATGAGTCTGTCCACAAGCGTCTGCTTTAGGACTTCGTCCATATCGGACGAGTATTGACGCTCTGCCAGTCTCCAGGATTTCCCTTCCTCGTCTCTGACGTCATTGAAGATGACACAACGTGCCACTATCATTCCGTCACTGTCTGTCAGCCATGCTGCGCTGGCATCCACGGCGTCGTAATAGAAGGAGTATTGGTCCTCGCCTCCCATACAGGAGTGGAAATCTCCCTTGTATAGGTCTTTGTCGTAGATGGTCTCAAAGTCGCTTTCGTCAGATCCAACGTGGAGTGTCAGTGTTTGTTCTCCAATGAAGGATTCCGCATAGACCTGCCAGTCACGGGCGAACTCCTCGCCTATCCATCGTTTGACCTGTTCAGGTAGGATTTCTGTGAACGGCAGACTGTCGAGACAGGAAGTTATGAATTTTCCTGCCTTCATCTTGAACACCCTGTCGTCACGCTCAGAATTGATGTAGCGGACGGATTTTGTGTCTCCGTCGGCACACAACCCGTTGCGGTCGTCAAGATAGAGAGTCCGGTGGCGCAAGGTCCAATCGTTAAGGTTGAACAACGTGCTGCCTTCGACATCATAAGATTCATTTTGAGGGTCGAACACATACGGCGCAAACCAACGCATTATATGCATGACGGCATTCTTGACATCATCCATAGATTTAGCGCTCAGATAGTCATACTTGAAGATTATCTCCTTATTGGCACCCTTTTCCAGAGAGAGGCGCTGAGCGTACAGCCACGTCTTGAGGAAGCGTCTGTCCTTGAGCCATGCCAGCAGGATCTTGTTCTTGAGAGACTTGGCTCCGTTGCCGTGTTCCACGATTGCAAACAACTTCTTGAACTCTTCGTAGTTTTTGAAACTTTTAATAAAAATCATAATTCTAATGTTTTAAAGGGTTAGTAAAAAGAGGCGCACACTTGGGATGTACGCCGTTTGGCTCAATAACCCCGGTAGAGGGTTTTTCTAACAAGCGGATACTCATAATCTCCGTCCTGTCCTACGCAGTAGGTGAATCTCGGTTTGTTGTCACGCAGCTCAACCCACAGACGGGAAAGTATGCCACATGTCTTGATTCTGCCATACTTCATGTTGTGGAATACCTCGTCGTACTTTCTTTTCTGACAGCCCAGAGCTTGACAGAAGCCGTCAGACAGCTCTCTCAGAGCGTTGTCGGTAAGCTCAAATCTACACGCGTAGAGACTATTGGAGGGGTAGAAATGACCGCTAAGAAAGTTTTCCATCGTGAATTGTCGTACATCGGCTGCTCTAAGCAAACCGACGAGGGTCTTGTACTTTCTTGTTTTCATAATTCTTCTTTTTTAGGGTTAGTAAAAAGAAATCCCCACCTTTTTGAGGTGAGGACCGTTCAGGCTTATCCCATTCTCTCCAGCTTCACGGAGACAGAGTAAGGAAGAGAGGAATATCTCTGCTCCTCCTTCCATTCGTAGGCGACGCTGCACGGGAGATACTGGCTCTCCTGTTTCTGTATCACCTTTATTATCGTCTCCTTGCAGATGCTGTCAGTGTGCTCCACTGAGAAAGTGGAATAACAGGTGTTCCCGTCATCGGAGATTGCCGGTGTCCCTTTTCTTCTGGCAACGGCAACGAGACCGATGAAGCGGTTGATGAAAACATATTTTTCACCGTCGAAATATACGTCGATGGTGGTTTCATACTCTTTGGTTCTGATATATTCCATAATTCAAAGTTTTAGTTAGACAATGAAGGCAGCACGGATTATCGTACTGCCTGTTTGGCTTACACGGTGTAGTCGTAGCCCACACCGCAACATCTCCAGCAATCACCGCACTTATACATTTTCCGTGCGAGAGTGCCTAATGTGATTTTCCTTGTCTCCATTGCATTATACAATGGAAGCAGCTCCATGGCTGCCTGTCTTCTTGTTTTCATGATTCTTTTGTTTTTAGTTAGTATTATCGTACTGCCCGGATTACAGGCAGTTTTCAGGCTCCGGCATTTTCACCGCAGAATTTCAACACTCTGCATTGCCTCCGAAGATGATCCTCTCAAGCAGCAGCGTTGAACGCCACCACTCTCGCATGAACCATCTTCCAATTCTCGTACTTCTCCAGAATTTCCAGAGCAGAACGGCATAAATCACTCCAAGCAGACCGCCAATTATCGTACTTCCCAGGAGCAGGAAAATTGGAAGCACCTGAATAATTCCAAGCAGAATTATAGTACTGCTGTATATCTTCTCTCTTCTCATAGTGCCACCTCCTTTCCTTCTCTATCCGGTGAAGTCCCTGGGAGCTGCTCTCCATAATGGCAGAGGCAGATAAAACCTCCTGCCATCTCGTAATAAATCTCGTTTGTCATAATTCTATAGTTTTCAAATTAAATTTCAAATCATTCAGTTAATGATGAAAGCAGGACACCACATTAAATGATGCCCTGCTCGTTCAGGCTTTACTTCTTTGCCGCCAGATATGCAGTTATGAACACATCTGCAATGACAACACCGAGGAAGGCTGTAGAAACGGTGAACAATACACCGCTTGTCATTGTCAGGCTCCAGTCTATCTCCGTCAGTGTGGCTGCATCCAGCAGCTCCCTGACACCTGTGATATAGGCAGGTATTAGGGAGCACGCCAAAATGATAAACAGCACACACAATGCACTGCACGAAATCTTCTTCATAATTCTAAAATTTTAATGGTTTATATTGTAGGGTTGATTTCTCAACCCCATTAGCCAGGATGCCTCCATTTCCTTTTGCTCTCTTTGCAAAATGTCTCACGTCATTCAGCACCCTCCAATTTAACAAGATTGGTCCGATATGTTTTCCTGCTGCATACTCAATGGTAACACGGCTGACATATAACCGCTTTCAGGTAGATTTCATTAATCCGTTCAGTATCTACTTTCTTCACTCGCTCCGCCACACGTGACGGATAACGGATATTGAGCGTTTCTGGTTAACCACACCTCGCACGCTCATACGATAGAATATGAATTATGATTAATTCTCAATACCCACATAACGCTTTATGTTAGGCTCAGGCTCCACGGTGCATTGGGTTGCTCTCCTGGGAGTTTCCGCTCCTGCCTCTGCTGGCTGCTCTTGCCTTCTCCTTTGCCTTCGGATCGTGGCGGGATCCGTACAACTTTTGCCGTGATCCTGCTCTCCGTGCCTGCATCTACTCCTACTCAGTGCGTAGGGCTTGACTCGGAAAAGGTAGTTAGCACGCTTAAACGCTCGCTTGACTCCTTCCTGATTTTCTCGACAGATCGACGGGATTTCTCCTCCGCTCGCTCCATTCACACGGAACGTTTGCCCTCTGTCTGTCCTCTCACCTGTCACGATCCTCTGGAAATTAATTTCCGTCTGGAAGTGTTCCGTTACTTGAGATATACGGAATGTCGGTTTAGACAATTTGTGCAGCACCTTATATTGCCTTCAGTGCTTTAATCCTCTGTAAAAAAAAGGATATAACAAAGGGCACCCATTTTGGGCACCCTTAAAAAATGTGGTATCAAAAAAAGGGCTGCAATATATTGCAGTCCTTTGTAGTTGACTTGAGTTCTCACGGTTAACGTTTACGCTTGCCCTCTCTTACTTGCTGTCTTACCTTTTCTCTTTCCAAAATTCCCAGCTGGATTAGCTCAACAAGTTTGCGAATCTCTGAAATGGTGTACGGTACAAACTCTATAGTCCTTGTTACCTTTGTTGGTTTAAACCATTCGTTAACCTTGCAAATGGTTGACGCTATACGGGCGTCCGTATCACATAAGAAAGTGGTTGCAACCTTTGTCAGGTTTTTTTCGTCCTCCATATATTCGAATGGTACGTTAACGTCCTTGATACATTTTGAAGCTGCACGAAAAGCGGTGTATAAGCAACCGCGCACGGCTTTTTGATAGTCTGAATCGTTGACAAACTTTTCCCATTTGTAAGCGTCAACCGCTTTTTTAAGTTCTATATACTTCGGATCGTCCTCAAGTTCTGAAGTCACGTCCTTACTCGTTTTCTGAAGTTTCTCATACTCTGAATCGAGAATCACCTGAGAAACAAGTTCCTTTACACGTTCATTTAAAGTCTTCATAATCTTAAATTTTAGTGCAGCGTTTCCAAAATCGGTGGTGCTGCGTTGACCATTGATAGGCTCCCCTATCTACATACTATACTGCAAAAAGTGTACGACAAAATGTGTTAAAATTATATATGTTAAACATTATAAGTAGTTGAATATCAAGCACTTATAAGACGTAAGCAATTAACAAATACTGACAGAATATGTAAACATAAAAGAAATTGTCAGACTATCTGGCAGAACATTTTTAACATTACTAAATGTTTGTCATACAATTTAAGCCTAAATATTGTAAGTACTTGAATATCAATGAGTTATAATGTAAATAAGTGTATAAAAAAGCTGACATAATGGCAGTAAAAATAACGTTTTAACTTAATTTTTTAACTTAAATCTTTTAACACAGTGAATGAATTTTAACTAAATATATTTGGTGGATATTTATGCAATATGAGTGGAATAATATACACGTGTAAGTAATTGATAGTGAAGGAGTTACAAAAAATAATTACAAAAATAACAAGGGATTTTCAAAGCGTGAAAAAATCTTTACAAAACAAGGTTATTCAAAATAACATTGTTTAACGTGTGTTTCAGGTGCTTATTCAGTGTGGAAGTGACACTCAAAACAAAGGATACCCACCCCCCCCGTGGAAAATGGGCGCTTTCGCGGTCACTAACCCCACAAAAATTTTTTCTTTTTCTTGTTTTTATCAACTGCAAATTTAGGTTAATTGTAAAGATTTATTCATTGATTGTTAAAGCCTGTTATTTTGCATAAGTATACATAGGGGCTTGTTTTGAAAATATGAGTGTGTTCAAACACTCAAAATGTCAGATTTTGTCTTAGCATATTTATCCTACATATTATGTATGTTAACAATGCATAATAATCCCCTTATTTTAAAGTACTTCTGCATATTTATAGAAATTTTTCTTATCTTTGCTATACAATAGATTGAAGTTAAAATTGGGTTAGGCAAAAAACCACTGGTATGGAAAATTCCGTAAATCACTGGTTTTCAATGACTTGATGAAAAACGTCAATCTTCTACAATGTTCAGAAGTGTGCACTGAATAATCATAATGTGCATTTTTGCATTGGATATACGTTTTTACATATGTTTTTGCGTGTGTTTTGATGTATTTAGCGTAATATTTTGATAAAATTGTGAAATGAGGAGAAAAGAGAATTGATATGAGCAGGAATACAGGATTGATGATAGACACTCTGTACCAGCAGTTGCTTACGTTGTCGAGGAATCCGCGTTACGGTCTTGACTCTCTGCGGAGTGAGTGGGGACGTACCAACGGTGAGTTGTACAACAGCAAGAAGCTTTCTTTCTGCCGTGGCATAAGGGAGCTTGCGAAGGACTGTCCTGTGAAGTGGTATAACGGCAGTTTCTATCTTTTCAACGGAGTGATATACGAGAGGTGTGACGATGATGTGGTGAAGCAGGCTTACAGGCTGTTGCTTGAAGGTCTTGCACTTGCGAGGATGGTAGACAACGTTACAGTGATGAGGGATGTGTTTCTGGCTACGATAAAGCTGTATAATGTATTGAGTCCGCAGTTTGATGTCGTGGCTTTCAAGAACGGTGTTGTTGATTTCGGCACTAACAGGACAGACCCTCAGGTGATGCCGTTCGGTCCCGAGTGGCACGTCATATACTACCACCCTTATGATTTCGACCCCAAGGCGAAGTGTTTGAGATGGCAGAGTTTCCTTCACGAGATGCTTCCGGACAAGACCTCCCGTCTGATACTTCAGATGTTCCTCGGACTCGGTCTTGTGCAGAGAGGTGATGCGTATAACAAATACGACGGTAAGACGACTTCCAAGATAGAGTTGTGCCTTATACTCCTCGGTACCGGAAAGAACGGCAAGAGCGTAGTGTATGAGGTTATGAGTGCCCTTTTCGGCAAGGAGAGGATAAGTTCCATGGACTACGGGGCATTGACTGCGCAGGGAGACGAGGGAATGAGAGGGAGGTTCCCTATAAGGAACGCCATCTTCAACTGGTCAATGGACTCTGACGCGAAGAAGTTCGGCAGGGGAGACAACGGAATGTTCAAGAGACTTGTCAGCGGAGAGCCTGTCCCTATGAGGGAATTGGGGAAGAATATCCTTGAGACCCGCAGGCTTCCGTATATGATCTTCAACATGAATGAGCTTCCTTTTTCCGAGGATGCCTCTTTCGGATTCATACGAAGGCTTCAGTTCGTGAGCTTCAACGTCGTAGTCCCCAAGGAGAAGGAGGACAAGGCATTGTCTTCAAAGATTGTATCTTCCGAGCTCAGCGGAGTCTTCAACTGGGTCCTTCGCGGTGCACAGGAGCTGAGGAAGCGTCGTTTCGTGTTCCCGGAGTCAGACTTGAACGACAGGCAGAAGCTGCTGAGTCTGATGAGCAGCCAGCCTATCACTGCCTGGGTAGCGGCTTACGGTATGCGTCCTGGCAAGGAGGCGCAGAACGAGATAGGCGTTGAGATACCAGCAGCTAAGATGTACACGAGCTTCACTACGTTCTGCAGGGACAATGACGTTGACGAGAGGGACATCCCTTCCATACAGCGTTTCGGCAGGCTTATGAGGGACAAGGAGCGTTTCTTCAAGAGGAAGACACCTTCCGGCATGGTCTATAAGGTGTACGGAGCCACTGAGGATAGGATTATGGAGCAGGTGTTGCTTTCCGAGCTTCCGGTGAAGAAGGAGGACAGCGAGAGTTTCATCAGAGACGACGACTGATATGGCGGGGAGATACAGGAACAAGATGCCTCCTTTCACTCCAGACCCTGAGCACTGGACGAGGAAGTCGAGGTCGTGGAAGGCTAAGGTGGCGTACAGGAGCGAGGATGAAGCGTGGGAATACCTGCAGCAGAATCCGAGACTTTCCGGACAGGGAATGACAGTATACAAGTGCCATGTATGCAGTATGTGGCATATAGGACATAAAAGATAGTATAGATGATGATAAATTCAGAGATGACATTTGATTATAGCGAGGTGATACAGAAACTAAGCGAGCCATTGAGGAAGAAACTGGAACATTCTGTGGAGCTTCTGCAGAAGGCAGAGAGGCTTGCACTGGCGTATGACGATGTGTACGGGTATTACCTCGCTTTCAGCGGCGGCAAGGATTCGCAGTGTCTGTATCATGTAGCGAAGTTGGCAGGAGTGAGGTTTAAGGCACACATGAACCTTACGAGCATTGACCCTCCAGAGGTGATAAGGTTCGTGAAGAGGGAATATCCCGACGTGGAGCTTGTGAAGCCGAAGAAGAGTATTTTCAAGGCTGCCGTAGATAATCAGATACTGCCCACTATGCGTGTGCGTTGGTGTTGTGCTGAATATAAGGAGACGGCAGGTGCAGGCAAGGTTACGCTAATCGGTATCCGCAAGGCAGAGAGTGCACGGCGTGCAAAGCGCAACGAGGTGGAGATAGACAGCAGGAAGTTCAGCGGCGACCTTGAAGGGCTTGAGGAATACAGGAAAACGAAAAACAGAGAGAAGCGTGGCAGGAAGCCGAAAGGCAACAGGGAAGTCACTATTGTAAATGCAGACGGAGAGAGTGTCCTTGGCTGCATCAGGGGCAAGGAAAGCCTTCTTATTTCTCCGATCATAGACTGGACTGATGACGAAGTATGGGAGTTTCTCGGCGTGCTTGGAGTGAAGCACTGCGAGCTGTATGACGAGGGTTGGCGTCGCATAGGCTGCATCGGCTGCCCCATGAGTTCGCATAAACAAAAGATGATAGAGAATAAACGTTATCCGCACGTCAAGCGAAACTGGATTAAGGCGATTAAAGCCATCCGAAATGGGGGGGTATTCAGAAGAGAATATATCTGGTGGAACATCCGCAAAGACTGGATGCCTCCAGAAATGTCAGAGGATTGCTCAGGACGCAGGCGGCTACATCAAACATCCAGATCCAGGACACTGGATGGGGGGGGGAAATACGAGGAGCAGCTATGCCGACATTCCGCATCTGCAAACAATGGATGCGAACAAACGACAACTGGAAGACAAAACAGAGGTGTATGGAATCTCGCAGCACCGGGTTTTCATCCAGATCCTCTTCTGACCGCTTGACTGAGGAGCAAGAAAACGAAATAGCGGAGAATATCTACGACTGGTGGATTTCTGGCAAGTCATACAAACAATGGTATGCCGAAAAGTTCCAACAGTTGAAACTGGATTTTTAATGATAAAATAGTTGAGATATGAGGAAATATTTATTCATTGCATTAATCGCCATGACGTTGCTATTGGCAATGTACAGCAGGGATCAGAGATTCCAAGAGGGCAATCGTGAGTTGTATGACACCATTACGGTGTACTCTGTAGACAAAATCGTAGAAACGTCTGGAAGCATAGAAAAGTTTAGCACAGAGACCTATTATCTTGTGGCTACAGACAACGGGGCGTATCGTATAGATTTGTATGGGATATGGGCTAATCCTCAACTTGTTGGAGTTATAAAACAAGGTAGAACATATATTGTTAAAACTGAATTTTTTAATGCTCCAATGATCAAGGTATACAAACGTATAACTAAGCTAATTCGTGAATTATAATGAAGAAGGGATATTACGAATATGAGAACGGGATATATCCACGGAAATTGTGGGTTCATATCGGCAGGGATTTGAATAAATTGATAGAAACCTGCTTTGACGGGTGCGAGGCTCCCGATGTGGACTATGGCGGTGTGACATACAGTAATGCCGTCAGAAAGAGCGACAGCAAATACGGAGTTCTTGTTTCATTTCCGAGTACTAAGGATATGACGATCAAGAATTGTTGTCATGAAGCATCCCATGTTTGCGACGGAATAGAGGAAGCCATGGGTATGGAGCATGGCGATGAGGCTTCAGCGTATCTGATAGGCTGGATAGCATCCTGCATCAACAAGGCCCGTTTGGGTGTTGGTGATTTTATAGAATTAAAAGATAAGGAGAAATAACTTATGGGGCATTATGTGGATTACGTAGACTTTAGCATTTTAAAGGGTAAAACTCTTATATCTGTGGAAAAATACTCCTATAACGAAGACCATTTGATATTTAAGACTTCTGAAGGCGATATTTATCTTATGGCACATCGTCAAGAGTGTTGTGAAGATGTATATATTGATGATGTTTGTGGTGATTTTGCCGACTTGCTAAACGAGACGATATTGGTTGCTGAGGAGTTAAGTTGTGATGTTACAGAAGAAGATAGGCGCATTGACAATTCCTGTACTTGGACTTTTTACCATTTAGCCACGTTTAGCGGAGATGTAACGGTTAAATGGTTTGGTGCAAGTAATGGTTATTACTCTGAGGGAGCAGATCTATTTAAAATAAGCGATAGTACTTACGATAGTATTGAAAAGGGTAAATTTAGCATGAAATTATTAAGGCCGTATTTGGGATGAAGAGATATATAGGAATAGACCCCGGCAAGCACGGTGGCATCGCAGTGATGGGACCCGACGGGGAGGTGCTTGATGTAGTGAAGATGCCGGAAACGCCGCAGGATTTGCTTGACTTCCTGGAGCAGTACAAGGACGACAGCTTCTGCACACTGGAGCGAGTAGGCGGAATGCCCGGCAACGGCGGCAGTGCGATGTTCAACTTCGGCAAGGGCTACGGCCACCTTCAGATGGCGCTGCTCGCCCTGCATATCCCCACAGAAGACGTCACGCCGAACAAGTGGGAGAAGACATACCAGCTTGGCAGCAGCGGCAAGTACACAAAGACAGAGTGGAAGAACAGGCTAAAAGCCAAGGCCCAGCAGATGTTCCCGTATTTGGGAAAGAAGATAACGCTTGCCACCTGCGATGCCCTGCTTATTTGCGAGTACGGAAGAAGACAGAATTTATAACATAAAAAAAGAGGAATATGAAATTAGAGTTTGGAGTAAAAGTCAAAGTAGGAAACTACTACATCTTGAAGTATGCCAAAGGTCTTGGCAAGAAAGAGCTTAGCCGTTTGAGAAACGCGTCAGGCATCCCCAGGAAAGTGCAGAAACATCTTAGCAACGGCCGTACACTGCCCTTCATCAAGGTAGGTACAATCAGCGGTTCGTGGTCGGTTGAGTATATCATTGGCACATCCATGTATGACGCCATCGACGCACTGCGTGTTGTTATGGACGAAACCGGCGAGAGACAGTTGTATGGAGTAGAAGCCAAGAACGCCGAAGCCATGTTCGTTGCGATGTTCGCCGACACCACCGTTGTAGGAGACTACGAATACCAGGTAGCCAAACAGAAGCTCCTGTCAGAATATCTTGACCGTGCAGGCAAGGAGCTGAACAAGAAAGCCGATGCCGGCAAGAGCGACGAAGAACTTCGCAAGGAGAACGAAGCCGCCGTTGAAGAAACTGCAGCGAGAGAGACCCACGCCAATACCCTTCTTGACATGGCAGAAGAAATAATGAGAAAGGAGACAGGAGATGATCAACGGAATTGACAGACTTGTAGAAATCATAGAAGACCGCTACGCTATGGAGCAAGCCATGCGCATTATCCTTTGGTCTTTGGAAACCAGACAACTACCACCAGAAAGCAGCCTTCCGCTTTTCAGTGACAGTCTTGTGAACGAAACATTCTTCGCCATTCTTGAGCGCATCACCGGCAAGGAGTACAAATAAAAGAAGGCGATGCTTCACAGCACCGCCTCAACTGAAAATTTTAGAATTATGAAACGAGGAAAGCTCCCCGCTCATTAAAAGTTGTTGCAAAAGTAACCAATTCTTCCACTTATTCCCAATTACCTGTTGCCTTTAACATTAAATTAACTATTTTCCCCCTTTGCAGAGATTATTCTTGAACAGCAAGCAATCCTCTTTGCATGTAGGGTAGTCAACCGGCAGATGAAAGTGAATGGTATTGTTCTCCGTATCAATCTCATCCTGCTTAATCTTGTTGTAGTCAGCTTCGAGCGCCACAATCTTCATCCAGTCCGTAGAACCGAATTTCGCCTTTTTCTCAGCCCTTACCAGTTTTTTGAGGATAGTCTCCTTTGAAGTCTCCTTCGCCAGTTCCTCCGGAGATATTTCATCCCCTCTGCTTTTCTCCTGTTGTTCCGCCACGCGTCTCTGCACCGATCCGAGCGCCTCCAGCTTGTTCATCTCCCTTTCAAGCTCCGCTTTCTCCCAGTTCAGCCCTGTTCCCTGGAATGCCACGCTCCATGCATCACGCTTGCACCATCCCGCTGCTCTGAGGTCAGCGTAAATAAGATATTCCGGTGCCTTCATTCCATACGATTTCGCTGTTTTCAGCGCCTGTACCGTCAAAGTATATCCATCCATAAACAATTATCTTCAAGAAATTAAATCATTTTCAAACACAAACTCCACATAGCACACGCACGACACGTGAAAAGGCGGGAACGGGTCCGTCCATTTGTGTACATACGAACACTCATGGTCACATTGGTCGCACGGGAAGCTCGACCCCCGATGCACACGGAATCCGACAGCCCCCATTTCCATGCCATAGTCCTTCTCTGCCAGTCCCCACGCCAATGCAATCACCTGCGTAGAGTTTCTGACGATGTTGCTGTACGCATTGCGGAAGACACCCTTTCCATAAGAAGGCGTAGCGATGTTGACATCCTTTCTCCTCGCCTTTGTGATTACCGAAGTGCGGTAAGGGTCCTTGTATCCCGTCCTTATAGCCGAAAGAATCTGCTCCTCCTTATAGTCCATCATCACGCCGGCCTTTATCATCCTCACCATATCCTCTGCGAAATTGTCGAGATACGTCATCATCCTCTCGTCAATCGTCTTTCCGTAAACCTTCCCGGAGAGCAGAGAGGCGATGCCTTTCCCTTCAGTGCCGAGAAATTCAGCCGAAGCGAAAGCATAAGCCTCTGTGTACTTCTTGATATTCCCTGCCGCCCCCTTCGTTATTTCCCTCGCCTCTTCAAGCAGCTTCTCCTGCCTGTAGAGTTTGTTTCCGCGTCTGTATTTCCTCGCCGCTGCAATGATGAGCTTCGCTTTTGGGAACAGTTCTTTCTGTATTCTTCGTTCCATGTTTCTGAGAGCCTGCGCCCTTTTCGCCGCATATTCAGCCCCACGTCTTTTCTCGTCCATAAGCGTCAATGACTACGGTTGTAATTCTGCCAGTTGTTGCGTCCGTCCCAGTTTCTGTTTTCGTCATATTCCTTTCCGGACTTGTTCGGTCTTCCCGCTTTCCTTCCGTTACCGGTATTCATATCGCTTCCCGAAGACTGTTGGTTTATCTTTGCCGCTTCCTTCTGTTGTTGGATAGCGTTTTCCATCTCGTTGTCCGCCCTTTCAATGTCCATAAGCAGATCCTGCTGTTGCTCCTCCTTCTTTTCCCTCATGATGCGAGTAAACTCATCATTCTTGCTGAACTTGGAATTACGTTCCGAAGCCGTCTGTTTAGACAGGAAGCTGTTCTGTACCGCCGTTGCGAGGTTCGTTACCAGCTCCGTGTCATTCTGATGCACATACGGTTCAATCCATGCGTTTACAGACAACCCCGTCATCGACGCCATACAGTCCTCCTCCGTTCCTATTCCGAACTTGCAAATACGCACAATCTGGTCGAGGAACGGCTGCAGTTTCTGTGCATCGTTCGTCGCCATTTCTATAGCCGGAGAATACAGTAGTTTCAGAGCGACCCCAGGCAAGTCACCCGATTTCAGCTCAGGAGGCTTTACAGTGAACGACAATTCATAAATAAGGTCATACGATTTGTTCAGCTGTGTTGCGAAAGCGTTAGATGCATCCGTTCCGTTGAGGAACTGCGCTTTTCCGTCAGGGTCGGTGATAAGAATAGTCTTAGCCGCTCCCGTATTGTCTCCTGTCACAGAAATGCTCTCTCCGTCACCCGTCAGAGACAGTATAGGGAACGCATACGCCTTGTTGTTCTCGCACAGGTAAGCATACGCCTCCTCATAGTCTTCAATGTTTTTCTGCACCGGGCTCCAGCACGGTCCGTCATCATTCCTTTTGTAAGCCACAGGAACGAACAGGAATCCGTGCAGTTCCTCATTGACAAGCGTATAGTCGCTGATTCCGAAAATCCTCGCTATCCTTACGACCGTATTAGCCAGTTTCCCTTTACCGAGTCCCTTCTTGAACCTGTAGAATTTCCTGTCATCCCACACTTCGACCCATTCAGTGATTTCCTTTCCGTCATCATCATAGTCGTAATATTTTCTTGCGAAAGCTGCCATCTCACCTGTCAGCGAGTCATAATGCGGGTATAAAATGTCCCCGTTATCGTAAGACAGAGTTTTCATTCCAAACCTCTTGTTTTTGTCGAAGAAACCCACAATAGCCCCCTCGGCGACCTTCATATACGCACAAACCGCTTCGAAGAACCTTATCTCGACGTTGTGTGTCAGCCATCCCTTCTTGAACTTGGAAAGCAGTTTCAGGTCATTTTCGATGCCCTTATCGTTTTCGCTGTCGGTAAGTTCGAACTGGATGTCATTTCCCGTCACGTGCAGTACATGCTTCACCCATATCAGGAACTGGAATGCGAACGCCGTCCTCATTATCTTCTGTACGTACCATTTCCCGTCCTCCGGGTTCTGCTTGTATATGTCAGGATATTCCTCCTCATCCCAGATGCGGTGTCCCGAAGGATAGAACTCCCTGAGGAAGTCCGCCTGCGTCTTGATCCTCCTGTAGAGCGTGTCCTCCGGCATCGAAGGGTTCTCCTTGTCCGTCACTTCCCTGTTGAACAGGTCGTGTTTCATGTAGCCTTTAGGCGTCACTTCGAAGAACGGCTTTTTCACGAGCAGTTCCCTCAAATCCGTTACTTTCAAATCCTCCATAATCCTTTAATATTTTTGTTTTTAGTTTTTATGAGTGAGAAAATCATCATGTATATCAGTGACTCGAAGAAGTCAGGCGAGTGTCCGACATATTTCTTCGCCTTGGTCTTTGCCAGCAGGTTGAATCCCTTGTCATCCCCGTTCTCGTCACGCCGCAGCATTTTCCTTTCCTTCTGCAGGATCTGCCTCAGAGTCCAGTTCTTGAAGCCGTCACCAGAGAATTTCCTGTCAAGCAGCCCCCTGTCTATTGACAGCCCTTTGTCCTTGACAAGCCTGTAGAACAGCCATGCGCATTGCGATTTCAGGTTCTTGTACAAGTATTTCACCCCCTCCTGTTCCTTTTTGTTCTTCGCCATCGGTGCCGCCTGGTTGTTGAACGGCACAGCCTCCGGCATGAAACCTTTGAGGTACTGTCCGATACCCTGCAAGTCGTATGTGAAGTTACACTCCTCCACTCCCCACTCCCTGAGTTTCGTCTGAATGCACGACACCAGTGTCTTTGCGTCGAGTCTCAAAACCACAAGGTCCTTGATGTGGAATCCTTTCCAGTGCCACATCACGAAGTTGTCGCCACCAGTGAAGGCGATGTCCGCCGATGCCCTGTCGATACCGTCCCCCTCCTGCTCTGCGTTTTCAAAGACAGCCTCCATGTCCGCCATCTTTATCAAGTCATCGCCCGCCGCTTTCCAATTCCAGTTAGCCTCAAGGTCGCGCATTCTCTGCTCCTCATCCTGCTGTGCGAGGTTCGCTATATACGAAGGGTCTGTAGAAATCAGCTTTATGTTCTCCGAAACGTCAGCCCTTATGAATGTTGCCGATTTTATGAACACGTCATATTTCGTGTACCCAAGCGGTTCATAGCTATCCCTGTATTTGTTCCATAGTCTGTCTATGAGGTGTGAGCACTGTTCGTAGACCTCCTCTCTGGTGTTACCCCAGTATATCGAGTCCGGAGTGTCGCCGTCCATAAAGCAATACCTTATGACACAATCACGTTCAGGTATGATATATCCGTCCTCGTCCACCCACCAGTCGATGAACTTCCTCACCCAGGATTCCGGGTCCGGGTTGCAAGTGATCCAGAATCTGTTTCTTATGTGCGCCGCGTTACGGTTGTTTGTGAGCAAGTATTTGAATTTCTTGTACGGGCACTGCGTACCCTCATCAATGCAGATATATGCGAACTGCCTTCCCTGGAACCTGTCCTTGAAGTCCTGGAATGACCCGGAGTAATACGAGAATTTCAGCCATCCTCCGTTAGTAAAGTTCCAAGTCATGTCATTCTGTGACTTGTTGTAAGTACCGAACTGTGAGAATAGCTTGTAAGAGTCGGTAATCAGCGACTGCAAGTCATCCTTCTCCTTTCTGACAATAACTGCATGGAAGTCAGGGTTCTTGATGTCTTTCAATACCTCCATGAGAGAAGAGAAAGACTTTGAGTTGTGTGTGACGACAAAGTCTTCGACAACAAATAGAGAATCAGAGTTTTCTACCGCTATGCAGCAACAATTCTGCTTTTTTACAGGCTTGCAACTAACTATAGTCCTTACAGTCTCTTTCTTGACATAATTGAATTTCGCTATCCATTTGTGCTTAGATATTCTGCGAACATAACAGACAGACCCAAGACTATCAACAAGATACTTTAAGTCCATTGCCTTCTTACGCGTCCGGAAGAATTTATAAGCATATTTGCCCTTCTTCTTCAAGTGAAAACGCAAAAGCATTTCCAGTGTAGACATTCTTTCGGCAACAGAAGCAAATCCGCAGATTTCGTTAAAGTTTACAGGTTTCACGCAAGGAATTTTCACGTCATATCCCTCGTTGATATACTTTGATATTTCACAAGCAAGATGAGGAATACACGTTCTGCTTCCGTCTATGAACACATTCCATATATGGTCATCAGAGCAAGTAATTCTTGCTCCGTCTGCCAATGTTATTTCATAGCATTCCCTGTCGGGATATTGCAATAATCCCAATACATTATGCCTTTCCCCGTCATATCCTATTACGGAATCTCCATAATTGAGCTTCTTCAATGCCACAAACCCATGCGGAGTAAGCACCTTGGTATCCTCTGCGAGCGGGCCACCTCTTGAACCTCCAACGATTTTGATGTCAGCGTTGATAGAGAGCATACGTTCCTGTCCTCCACGCTGCGCCACGATTTTGAGTCTGTCAGGATGCTTGCGGTCAGCGTCGCGCAGAGATTGTATGTACTCCTGTGTATAAACAGGAGCTCCATTGTCAAGTTTAAGTCCAGTAAAAGTCTCCATTTAGGTATATATATACATTCTAAATGCAAAAATATTGAATTTTATTTGTATAATTGCATATTTATACATATTTTTGCGATGTAAATATTTATACTTATGCATTCCGGGGAAGCACCCCGATGTAACCGACACAAAAACTAAACATTTTACACCATGACAAGGGAAGAACTCTTGAACCTTGTGAACAAGGAAGCAGACACTACCAAGTTCACATCATTAAGCCAGAAGACCATCAATGAAGAACTTGATGATGTCCTGGAAGATTTCGGTGATGACGAGGAAGCCAATTCCAAGATAGTCACCAAGTTGGCGAACCGCTTGAAGCGCATGGACGGCAACCTTCACAAGAACGTCTCCGACGAGATGAAGAAGAACAGAGCCGAGGCAGAGCGCAAGAAGAAGAAGGAGGAAGACGAGCGCCAGAAGCAGGGAGAGGGAAACGTAGACGACCGTTACCAGGCACTGGAAGATAAGCTCAACAAGCTCCTTGCCGCCAACGAAGAGCGAGACAAGCGCGCAGCAAAGCAGGCCGCCCTTGACTCCGTAAGAAGCGGTTTGAAGGACAAGTTCAGCAAGGCGAACCTTGAGATGAACGACTTCTTCCTTGAAACCGCGCTTTCGAAGCTCGCCGTTCCAGACGATGATGCCGACATCGCAGAACTGACGGCGAAGGCCGAGAGTATCTACACCACCGATTACAAGCGCGCCAACGGCGGTGCCGCCATCCCAACCAAGCATGTCACCCCCGGCAATGACACCGGCAAGGTTGACGACCATGAGTTTGACGACATCATAGAGCGTAGGAAGCGCCGTTTCGGGAAGGTAGACGAAAAGAAGTAACAGAACAAACAAAAAACAAAAAAGACTGATTATGGATAACTCTATGAATTACTACGACCAGATGCTCGCCCAGGGAGCCGTGATGAACGGCGGCGTGATGCTGCAGGCCGAAGGTTCCATCGGCGGTCAGCGTTATGTGTTCGCCGGTCTTGAGGCCCTTGTCAAGAACGCTTTCAACCGTCCACCAATCGGCGGTCAGCTTGCCAATCCGTTCCCCGGTCCCGCCAAGATCTACGCAGGAGACCTCATCGAGCACGACCTTGGCATTGTAAGCGGCAAGGGTGCGACAGTGAAAGTACTGAAAGCCTACGAGGTGGCCAAAGCAACCGAAGGCGCCACAGACACGGTGATATACCTTACCCGCAACGGTTTCGTCCACATCCCATTTGTCGGCGACAACATTATGGTAGGCCAGAAAGACTTCACCACCAAGGGCACCGGTGTTACCGTGACCAAGGTAGAGACCGAGACAGACGCTACAGCCGGTGACGTATGGAAAGTGACCCTTTCCGCCACATTGGGCACACTGAAGAAAAATACAGTCCTTGTCGAGGCAGCCGCAGCAGGTTCCAGTGTATTGCCAATGGTTACAAACCCTAACTGTTTCGCCCCGAACGACTACGACCTTCCGTTCTTCGACCTCGGAGGCGACAAGTATCACAAGCCCCGTTACAACATCAACTTCTGTATGTTACACCCCGACCTTGTGATGTGGAAAGACAAGATGGGTCCCGTATGTCCGGCCGTTGCCGCCATGAACAAGAGCTTGTACCCAGAGTTCTGGCGCATTTAACCAACGCAAAGTATAACGTAAAAAGATTGTAACAGGATATGGGAAAATTCAATTTCAACGATTCTCGAATGGCCAAGTTTTTCTCTTCGAAGATAAACCGTGACTATTTGCAGACATACATCAACAAAGAAGGCATCCTTCTCAGTAACTACGACTGGTATCTCACCCAGGGAACCATCGCCACCGACGTTACTCCTACCGACAACAAGGGACTTGCCACCTTCTCGGTGAAATCACGTGAGCTGAAAGCCGCCACTCTGATGAACCTCCGTGCTCCGCTCGGTGAAGGCTATCAGAAAGAGAAGGGCAACATGAACTGGTATACCGCCACCATCCCCGACTTCGCCGCCGACGGTTTCCGCGAGACCGCCACAGAGCGTTGGTATCGCATGAAGATGCTCGGTGAGGAGTTCGGTGACGACGCCGACCTCGTGGACGAGTATACCGACAAGCTTCAGGACCTTGTGGACTCCCTGAACAGTACAATGACCTTCATGACCGCCCGTTTAGCTTCTACCGGTGAGCTCGACTACACAAACATCGCCCGCGGCATCCAGGCGCCTCTCCACACCGCCAACATTCCGAAGAATAACTTCAAGAAAGCCGGCAAGCTGGAGTGGGCCAACGAGAACTGCGACATTCTGGAGCAGATGCGCAAGTTTGAGGGAGACTGGCGCAAGGCATACCCACAGTACGCCAAGACCCCACTTGTATGGCAGATGACGAAGAACGACTTCAACAACGTTCTTCTGAAGAACAAGCAGGTGCAGGAGCTTTGGAAGAGCTGGGCAGCAGCCAACTATGTAGCAGTGTTGCAGAACTACGGCGTGAACAAGGAGATGTTCCTGAAGTCCGTGACCGACCTCAACGGCCTTTCTCCAATCGAGATTGTGGAGGAGCAGGAGCAGAACATCCGTTTCGACGGCAGCGTCGAGACCATCCAGGGCTGGGCTGACGGTACGGTAGTATTGCGTCCGGCAGGCAAGGCGTTCACCTTCAAGCGCAAGCAGATCAGCGACAAGGTGATATTCGAAGCCTTGGGCAACAAGATGGTAGACGTAACTTGGGCAACCACCAACAACGGCCTCGGTCTGTTGAGGAACTTGACTACTCCTAACGGACTGTACAAGGAGTTCAAGACAGACCTGTTCCTTGCTTCCGTTCCCGCGATGCTCGACTTCCCTTACCGTTGGATCATCAACATCAAGGAAAAGGGCTAACCCTAAATACCGAGAAACGACATGGAAAAGGAGTGTGAAACATACACCGTAGCCGATTACCTTTCAGGCAAAGTGAAGTTCGGCGTCAACGACGAAGCGCTGCGCCCGATACTGTTGGACCGCGGACTCGACCTTGACATTCCATACGGCGACGCCGACAAGTCCGCCCTGCGTCTTGCCTACGCCGACATACTGAAATGGTTTGTCCTTGGTGCGAGCAAAGTGAACAACACCTCCGATTCCGATAACGGCTGGAGTCATTCGGGAGGAGGTTACGAGCTCAGCGACACCGACCGGCGCGAGTTGAAGGAAGAGGCCAACGCCATCTACCAGGAACTTGAGCCCTCATCAGTATTCAAGAGCCAGTCCTCCTTCAAGATTGTCTCCCACGGCATCAAGCGAGCCACCTACACCCCGTATGGTATGCCGTTGGGCCACGTTATAAAGCATTGAACGTATGAGAGAGTCCCGTATTGACAACCCCCGCTACCCCCACCATGTGAGCATCGTGCGCGTCATCCACGGCAGGAAAGACCCGGACAATCCGTTCTGTGAAGCCGACGCCCCCCTGCTCGATGTGGAAGAAGAGCTGTACTGCGGAAAGTGTCGTATCTACACCGACACTACCACGACAGGAGACAGCCGTATAGACGAGAACAAGCGGAAGGCCAGCATCCCGATACGTTTCGATGCCTGGTCCGGCTGCAAGTTTCCTTTGGACGGTGACATCATCCGTTGCAGGATAGGCAACCACACAGAAGAAGGCATCGTGAAAGACTGCGAGGGAGACAATGACAGGACCGTAGTGTACTGGAGTTTGAAAAGAGTGTGACAATGGGAGGATATGAACGCAGACTGTCGTTAGGCTTGCAGTTCGAGCACGAGATGCTCGGCAAGATAAACAAATACGTCTACGAGCGAGCCTACGCCATCATGAAGAAGGCCGCCGACAAGGCGGTAGAGGCATTCAAGAAGAACCGTGATTTCTACAATGTGACAGGAAACACCTTCACCTCGTTCTATGCCTCCGTCTACTACCGCGGCAAGCTGATGTACGTCTCCCGTTCCGCAGACGGCGAAGCCCCTCCAACCCGTCCCACCCTCCGTAAAGGCGAAATCTACGACAAGCCATCCTATTATGAAGGCGACGAAGCAGATCCTCCATTCAGAGGAAAGACAGGCAAAGGCGGACAATGGGGTCCGAACCTCATCTACGGCCGCATCGGCAAGTTCAAGCCCGGAGGCGAATGGGCATTGATGTGCGTGTGTCCTGTGGAATACGCCAAGTTCAATGAGAAAATCGTCGAAACCGTCTACAGCACCTACGAAGACGTTCCATTCCTTTTGCAAATCGGCATAGCAGAAACCAACGGAACGATAAAGTTTGACATATAATGCAAGATGGACCTGAAACAGATATACTACGATTTGGGCAATGCCGTGAAAGGCATATGTGATGTCGTCATACCCCGCAACCGTCCCAACACGGTAGACAAGCGCTATGACAGCTTTATCGTCGTGAGCCTGCCCTACGCCATCCGTAACAACGAGATAAGCGATGACGGCTCATACAACGACTACAGCACGACCGTCCAGATAAGCATCTACACGAGGAACCGTGTTTCCTCCAGTCTCGGCAACTGCACAGACATTGACGCCATGGACGAGAAGCTTGAGCGTGTGCTGTCCGTCTTCCCCATCCGTACCCCCCGGATAATCGTCACGAAGCCCAAGGTGATATTGCAGACCGATGACGGAGACGGGTTCGACATCACGATGATACAAGGCCGTTTAAGGACAAGATAACAATAACCAACCAAAAACTTATAAGTATATGGCAGCAAAGACAAAACAGGAATTGAAGGTCGTTTTCAATGACATCGCCGACCTTTACTATCAGCAGGCCGTTGTGGACTTCGAGCAGAGTACATTGACGTTTGCCCCAGAGTTCAACCTTCCGGTAACTGTAGACACACTGCAGATCACCCAGGACGACCCGACCATCAATCACTACAAGGTAATCGGCCTTGATGCCGACTGGACCTCAAGTTCAACCTCCGGTGACGTGAAAATCCAGCTCACCGTCCCAACCCTTGACAAGGAAGTGATGAAGATTTTCTACGGCGCAGACGCCGTGAAGGATGTCACTAAAGCCAATATGACCACCGGTGACACCGAGCTTGACGCCTCAACCGGTTTTGAAGGTCACGCATGGGAGCTGAAGAAGAGGAAGATTACAGGAACCTTCTTCCTTGTAGACTCAGAAAAGAAGAGCCTTGTTGTAATTACCAACCTCGCCCTTTACGCCAAGCAGTTGTATGACAACCCAGGCACACAGCCGTTTGCCATCCAGCTGACCGGCAGTATTGAAGGTGCAGGCAAGAAGAGCTTCGCTTATCTAAAAAAAAAGTCAGCGTAGCGACACAGTCGGCTAAAAATGAAGAAAAGCCGACAGTCTGAGACACCACAGAACCTTAGAGGCGGCAGGCATAAGAAATGCCGTGCCGCCTTTTTAATTGTATAAATCACACTAAGACAAATATCATGTCAGAAAAAAAGATAGAGCAACCCTCCGTAGAATACCAGAAGATGCTTGATGCCGTTCTTGCCGCCGAGCCCCTTGACGTGGAGTTCAGAGGCAAGCGCCGTACTATAGGCTGGCTCCACAAGGGTACGATAATGAAATTCAGTCATATCGTGGCGAGAGAGGAGAACGAGAACCGTCGCAATGCGAAGATATGCGCCGTTGTGCTTCTTAACAACATCTGGAAGATCCGAGCCTTCTACGGTATCTATTGGCGTTGGCTGTATTACTTCTGCGACCTTGACGATGTGGAAGTGTTGCGTCTTTTGGAAACTGCGAAAAAAAAAACTCAATCGACAGCATCCTCGCTGCTTACCATATTAGTGATAGGAATGACGAATCTGAGGATGACGATGACGACGAAGGAAGTCGATGCTATCCAAGCCGAACAAGCTGGGGAGCCGCCTATTCGTTAGCCGAGAAGTTCCCTTTCCTCTTCGAGCGCCGTTACGGCATCCGTGCCTACGACTACTGGTGGGGCTACACGTCAGCGCAGATAGACCTTATGGTCGCCGATCAGCCATTGGTGGTATATCCGAAGAAAGACAAGGGGCCGACCCGCAAGAAACTCGCCTCCGCCTATGCACGTTGGAAGGCACGCAAGGAGAAGGAAGGCGGCGACAAGCTTGTAGGAAAAGAAGGAGTGACGTTCGGGGATTTCCTGAAGTGAGTGTAAACAGATATTCTGGAGAGATATGGACTTGATTAAAAAAACACAAAAATGGTAGGAATATGGCAGGAGGAAATTTAGGAGATTTGAGCATGACGCTCACGTTGAAGACGCGTATGGAGGAAGAATCCAAGAAGCTTATTAACGCTCTCAACAAGATAGACGTCACCGGCAAGCGAGCCCAGGACGCATTGAATCTGATAACGGAAGCAACAAGTACCCTTAGCAGCAAAGGAGTTGCCGACATCAAGAAACTGCAAGATGCTATAGCGCAATATCAGGCGTTTGCCGCCAGAGCTAAGGGTCTGGGGGTTGATTCCAAGACGGTCAACAATATAACCGCCATAGCAGAGCAATATGGGAAAGTGTTGCAAATACTACAAAGAATAAATGCAACCGGGAAAGGCCACGCAGGTTTTTCCGACTACCAAGACATGCAGCGCGTTGAAGATCTTTTACAGCAACGCCGCCATGCCCAGGAACAGCAAGCCAAGAGGGAGGAGGAGCTTGAGAAGCAGAAGCAGGAACGCCAGAAAATCTCCGCACAGATGGCGCAGGAGGCATACCGGCAGGAGATAGCCGCCGCCGAACAGAAGTCGCGTGCCTTCGCCCAAGCCCTACAGAAGCAGATGGAAGCAGAGGAGAAGCTCCGTCGCTCCAGGGTGGGAGGAACGGAATTTGATAGACGTCGTGCGGTCAGGGCATCCCTTGCTTCTGAGCCAACCCGTTATTACGTTCCGTTTGCCGGCAATATGGACCAGATAAATGAAGTCCAGAAAGCCTACGGCAAAGCCTTTGACGCCCTTGGAGAGAGATACGACCGGCTACAGCAGAAGATTTCCAGTTTCCACGGTCCAAAAGACGACGAATGGCTTGTGAAGACAAAAGCACAGCTTGCAGAAGTGGAAAGTCAGATGCAGCGCCTTGTCGCCGCCTCCGAGCGACTGTCAATGCAGACTGCCTCCCGACTCGATGCCACATACAAGCCCATCGCTACCACTTCGCAAGAACAAACCCAGAGGCGTCTGCAGGAGACTAACGCCTTGAAGAACGCCATTCTTGAGAGGATGGAAGCCGAGAAGAGGGAAGCCGCTGAAGCTGCCAAGAACGAGAAGCAGCGGCAGGCGGAACTTGACAAGAGCCAACAGAAAATTAAAGCACTGAAAGACGCCCTTAACAGATTATGGGGAGAGCGCCAGGCAGGAAAAGCTTTGGGACTTGACACCTCAGAAGCCGATGCCAAGATACGCTCAATGATAAGCGCCCTGCGTACATTGCGTGAATACAGCAATATGCTTGGCAACAAGGGCGGCGGTTGGCAATACAGCCTCGGAAGCTTGAACTACAACTATTTCGGCACCCTCGCCGAAGGAGCGAAGCGCCTGTCCTCAGAGCAAGCCAAGGCAAACAGCGAGAAGAGACAAGCCATAGCCCTGGAAGAGAGACACCGCCAGGAAGTCGCCGCCACCGCCGCCCGTGTAAGGAGTGACCTTGTAAGCGCCTTCGAGCAGGCGAGGAAGTCAGCCGGTGGTATGAGCTCCGCAATGCAGGATTTGAAGAGCCTCTTCCTGCAGGGCGGTCTGATATACGGCGCGAAGCAGTTTGCAGACAGCATAATACAGACCGGAGGTGAAATCGTACAGCAGCATGTAGCCCTCCGTTCCATCATCGGAGACATAGCCAAGGCAGACGAACTCTTCGCCCAGACCCAGCAGCTTGCCCTGCAGTCACCCTTCAAGTTCGGAGAGTTGAACCGAGATGTCAAGCAGCTTGCCGCCTTCGGCGTAGAAGCCAATGATCTTTACGACACGACGAAACGACTTGCCGACATCGCATCAGGACTTGGAGTCAGCTTCGAGCGCTTGGGACTTGCCTACGGTCAGGTAAAAGCCCGTTCATGGCTTGACGGAAAAGAGTTGCGCCAGTTCGCCTATGCCGGTCTTCCATTGTTGAAGAGCATCGCAGAGATGTATAACGAAACAGGCAGGAGCGGCAAGACCGACTATACCGAAAGTGACATCAAGAAGATGATCAGTCAGCGCCAGGTATCATTTGAAGACGTGCAGAAAGTATTGTGGGGCATGACCGACGAAGGCGGCAAGTTCTATAATATGCAGCTTGTGTTGTCAAATACTCTTTTAGGCCAGTGGAACAAGCTTATCGACGCATGGGACATCATGTTGGGCAAGTTTGCCGAAGGCAACAACGTTATCGGAGGCGTATTCACTTCGATAATCAAGCAAGCCGCTAATCTTATCCTTATGCTCGACAAACTTTCCCCGGCTTTGGTATCATTCGGTGCGATGTTCGCCCTGCGTAAAGGTTTAGGTGCAGTAGCTGCAAGAACAGGTATAGCACAGGAACTCACGGCGATGAAAGCGGCACAGGCAGCCGAATTGAGACGCTATGCGATAGCACAGCAACGTCTGTTGGTAGAAGGAAAGATTACGCAGGAAGAGCTAAGACAGAATCTTGTCGCCAGAGCAGGTTTTCTGAATGGCACGATAAACAAGAGAAATGCGATGGAAGAGCTTGCGATAAAAGGCAAACTCTCAATGTTGCAGATGCAACGTCTTGTCCAAGAGCGCATGATTTCCCCGGAGCTTATCAAGCAGCTTGAGCTGATGGGTATGATAAGCAGCAAGCAGTCAGAGCTTATTCTCAAAAGCGGTCTTATAGCCCGCAGTCAGCTCGCCTGGAACCAAGCTACGAGCAAGTTGGGAAGCCTTCTCACAGGTGGCAATGTAGCCGCCGTAGGAGCCGCCGTAGGAGCTGCGATATGGATGGGCTATGACCAATATACGAGCAAGCTTGAGCAAAGCATGGAAAACATGCGCAAGTCAGCCGAAGACCATTTCAAGCAGCTCAGCGATTATGTAAAAGGGCTCCCTGCCAGTCCAGGTGAAGGCGACAAGATTGCCGGCATAGACAATATGAAAGACCTGCTGACACAGACAGGCTATTTCACAGACGAGCTCAACGAGCAGCTTGAGGCATGTGGTGACATCAACGAAGAATACGACCTTCTGGTTTCCAAGACAAAGGAGTCATCTGAAAATGCCAAAGCCCAAGGGCAGTACACCCAGATGGCCGCCAATGCCATGTTCGAGAGCCAGAGAGGAGGAGCGTGGGCTGGTCAGTACGATATACTATCCCGTATATCCGACGCTGTAGGTCTTTCCGAACACGGCGGTGTTTTCGGTTATATCAGCGGTCTATTTAATGATGATTTGGAGAAGAACAGCAACGACCTGAACAACAGCCTGATGAAAGTCTCAGCCCAACTTGACACATTGTCAAGCGACGCAAGGAGCAAGCTTGAAAGCGTCGCCGATGCTTTCTTGAGCCCGGAACAACGTGTAATGTCACTTGAGGAGAAAATCGCCTACCTCGCCAAGTACAACAGTGACGCTTGGGAAGAGATAGTCAGGAGAGTAGCCAACGGAGACGAGACAACCGCCAAGCACCTCAAAAATATCGGCAAGTCTGGCAGGAAGATGTCAAAAGACCTGAAAGAGATAGCCGAAGACGACTTCCCGAAGATAATGGAAAGCTGGCGCAAAGACCTTGGTATGACCGAAAGTGAGTTCAAGACCTTCTGCCAGCGCAACCCTAAAAAGTTCCAGGCGATGTTTGACAGTCTCCTGTCAATCGCCAACATTTCAGCGCCGAAGATACGCGAGGCACTGAAAAGAATGTGGTATGAAGCCGCCGATATGGTTGTTCCTGAGACCCCGAAACCCAAGAAGCCGAAAGGTTGGACGAACCCTTTAAGAGAAGGCACGATAGGCAGGAAGACATACGACAAGCTCGAAGCCGCCGGTCTGCTAAAGAACAAGCACAGAGACATGGCCAATGTCCTATTTAACATAGACCAGGGCAAGAGTTCCGGCTGGCACGAGTACGGAGAAGCCATCCGCAAGCAATACAAAGAATGGCGTGATGAGAACAACCAGGCCAGGAAAGCCGGGGAGAAGCAGCCCTATTACTACAAGATGAAGCTACTTGAAGAAGCCGCGGCCAAGATAGGCGTTTCCCTTGATGTCGGCAAGGACAAGGTAAGCGGAGATTTCGGCAAAGACGGCGGCAACAAGGACGACAAGGTACTGAAGGCCCTGAAAGACAAGGTGTCGCTGTATAAGACCTACTACACAGAGCTGCAGAAATACCGGAAGCTGTATGGAGCCGATGCCGACAAGGAGCTGATGAAAGACAAGAATTTCGCTCCTATCAAGGGATATGGTCTGAAAGACCGCAGTGACTACGGCGGCAGTATCCGTCAGCTTGTAGGCAGACTGTCAAGGAACACAGAAGAGCGCAAGTCATTCGTCGAGCAGTCCATCGCCGGAATCTCGTCCAAAGAGCGTGAAGAAGAGCAGAAGAGGATAGAAGACGTGAACAGCGAGTTGTCGCGCAAGCTCGACCTGTTGTCAGAAGAATACGACCTATACAAGCAGCTCTATGATCTGACAGGCGACAGTCAAGGCGCTATGCAAGTAGCCTTCCAGGGGAATACCGTACAAAGCCAGAGTCTCCTGGAGTCGCTTATGAAACAGATACAGGACGAGCTTGACAAAAGCCATCCCGGCAAGAATGCAGCAGACGTCATCTCGCTGTCAGACAACGAATTTAACAAGCTGTTCGGAGAGAAGAGTGAAACGTTGAGCGTATTGGTGCAGCGCTACAAGAAAGAGAGCGACAAGGTGCGCCTTGACACCATCAAGAACATGGTGGAGCTCATCAAGAACAACAGAACCATTGAACAACAGATTGCCGACCTCGACAGGGAGCACGAAAGCAACCAGACAAAGATATGGGGAAGCAGTACTACCACCGAAATGAAGAAACGCGCTTCGGAAGGCGAGAACAAGGAATGGCAGGACAAACGCGCCAAGCTTGAGTTCGAACAGTTCAAGAACAACACCGACTGGGTGACGATTTTCGACGACCTTGACAGGGTTTCATCGAACACTATCGACACCATGTGCACGGAGATAGAGAAATTCTCGAAGAAAGCCGGTCTGAGTGTAGATGTGGTGAAGCAGCTCCGTGATGCCCTTGACAAGCTGCGCAACGAGCAGATTGACCGCAGCCCGTTCGGTGTGATGTTCAACACCATAGGCCAGGGCAATGCTATCGGTGACTTTCTGAAACGCAGCGAACCCGGCAAGGACGGCAAATATATAGTCAGTGCCGAAGCCGGCAAACGCATGGGCATGCAGGAAGGCAAGTATACCAAAGGCGAGCTTGAGAACGAGCAGCAGGGCAAGTACGCAGATTTCAGCAAGAGCCTCCAGAGCGTCGCCAACAAGTTCAAGGCATTGGAAAGCATCATGTCGCCCGTGGTAGACCTCTTCGCCGCTTTCGGCAAGGAAGACACCGTGGCCGGCGGTATAATACAAGGTGGCAGTAACGCCTTGAGTGCAGCAGGCAGTACAGCCGGAGCCTTGAACAACCTCGGTCTGGAGCAAGCCGGTCCATACGGAGCCGCTGCCGCTGCCTCCATCAGTATCATCAGCAGTTTCGCCGCCGCCCACGACGCCGCTTTGGAACGCGAGATAGAAGCCAGCAAGCAGCGTCAGAAAGAGATGGAGAATCTGACAAAGAACCTCCAGCACGCCATCGAGATTACCCTGGGAGGAGTGTATTCATACACTATGAACGACAAGACCCGCGACAAGCTCACGAAAGTTCTTGAAACCTTCCGGAAAGAGAACACCAAATTCAATTTCCAGACCCAGAAATGGGAGAAGACCAACAAGAACAAGAGCCGTTACAGCGAACAGACCGCAGAGCAGGTGGAGAAGTCGCTGCAAAACAAGAACAGCAATTTCGATGCCCAGCTCGCCTCCCTTATGGTCCAGCGCGACGAGCTTCAGAAGCAACGCGACTCCGAGAACAAGAAGAAGAAGAAAGACAAGAACGCCATCAGTGACTACGACGCGCAGATAGAAGAAGCCAACCAGCAGATTTCCGAATTTGCACAGGCGTGGGCCAAGACCATCTACAGCATTGACCTCAAAGACTGGGCGAGCCAGTTGACGGACGCCATTGTTGAAGCCTGGCAGAAAGGCGAAGACGCCGTTGATGCCTACGAGGACAAGGTGAAAGAGCTGATGAACAGTCTGACGAAGAACATTCTTTCGCAGAAGATCCTGGAAGTGGCATTGAAGCCGACCCTTGTCAATCTTGAGAACAAGCTAAAGGCCAACGGCGGCAAGCTTGAAGCCGAAGACGTGCTCTCCATCACCGACAGTCTGATAGATGCCGAAGGCAATGCCATCGACTCCATTGTCTCCATCCTTGACAGTCTGAAAGAAAAAGGTCTCGATCTGAGTGAGAACGGCAGTCTTTCGACAAGCAACACCATCAAGGGAATCACCGAAGAGACCGCCGACCTCCTCGCCAGTTATATCAACGCCATAAGGCTCGACGTGAGCGTGAACCGCGCCAACCTCGCCATTGTCGTTGAAGCCGTGAAGCTTCTCCCTAACCTCAATGTCATCGCCCAGTCGCAGCTCACCCAGCTAAATACCCTCGTCAGCCTTTCGCAGGCGCGTAACGACAAGCTCGACCAGATGTACGACTGGATGCGTTCGACCACCAACGGAACAAGAAAACTATACATAGCATAAGACATGAGCAAGACAAGCTACAAGGAGCGCCGTCTCTCCGACAAGATGAAACACGAAGCAGTCACATTGGGTCTGTGCGCCCAATGGACCGCCGAGTGGCAAGACGGCACGAGCAAAGACGATATGGTAGAAAAATTCGTTGAAGGCATAGACTTCTGCATCCAACACAACTGGCCCAGTGTGGAAGTGATGAAAAAGAGCTTCGGCGACGTCATCCACCGGCACGGAGTATATGTTGACGAAAGCACCAGTCTCCTCAATCCTTCCACTGCTATATTCAACGGCCATTGCGATGCCTCCGTAACCTGCCGTGACTACGCCGTCAGCAACATCTACGTGCGCCACAAGAGCAAAGTGAGGATAACCGCAGGCGACCAGTCATACGTAAGAGTGAACCTCTACGACGACAGCGAAGCAACTATCCACTGCGAAGGAAGCGCAAGGTGTTTCGTGTACCACTACGACGGAAGACTGACGAGTGAAGGCAGGGTGACAGTCAGGGAAAGAATAAAAGAGTAATAAAAATGCGATATTTATTGTATATTTATACATAAATTATTAACTTTGTTGTAAAAGATTGCGTTATGACCGATTATTACAAAGTATATATGCAGAAAGAAGGCGACGGAGCCCCATTGAAGGAGACCATCGCCGCTTTCGGCATGTACTGCATGAGCATCCCGATGAGCGTCGGCGACGGTATCAAGGCCCTGAGTGAGAGGAGCTGGGCGGGTGAAGACGGTCTCGACACCTATGTACCCAGCCGCTTGAGTCTTGAAGCCTACACGATAAAGATAAAGTTCGGCTACAAAGGTGCGAAATACGGCGCCAACCCCAAGCTCAAGGAATTTGTGGACTACCTCACGGGAGCAGACGGCAGCGGCGTTTACATGAAGCTGTACTGCGACTATACAGGCATAGGCAGACGCCATGTGCGCCTCACGAAGCTACCGGGTGAAGCCGATCTTGTGAGGAACGGCGATGAAGGCGACATCCTCGTCGCCGAGTTTGAGTTCAAGGCAGACGACCCCGTCACCTCAATATCCACCATCACCAACAATAAAGGCATAATAACCAGACTGGGATGAAGAGCAAGATAACCATATACAAGAAAGACGGCACCCCACTGAAAGACACCGGTGGCAAGGAAATATCCGTCAGCGCCCTTGAATATAGCGGTGAGTGGATGGGAGCGTGCAATGTCAGCGTCACCATCGAGAACGAGCGCCCCATCCCGTTCAGCATCGGCGACTATCTGGACTACCGCGGTGAGCGTTTCGAGATAAACTACGACCCCGGCAAGATCAAAAGCGCCCCGTCCGGTGTGAAAGGCAACGGTTTCAAGTACAGCAACATAGTTTTCAACAGCCCCGTTGACGAGCTCTCCCGTTCAGAGTTCCTCGACATCGTGTTGAACGACAACAACATCCATTACACCGCCCTTCCCAAGTTCGTGTTCTACGTGAGCAGTCTCGACGACATCGCCGACCGCCTGCAGGCCAACCTGAACGAACAGTTCGGCGACGGATTGTGGCACGTATATACGCGCGACCGCGTGAAGAGCGTCACCGACCGCGGCTGCGACGGCACTTTGTGGGACGAGCGCTACAAAGGCGCAGGAGCAGGCAAGACAATAGAAAGCACCTCCCTTTCGGTAAGCAACCAGAGCTGTTGGGACGTGTTGAGTCTCGTGAACAGCCAGTTTGACGTGAATTTCGTGGTCCGCGGCAGGAACATCTACATCGAGCCAGCCGAGATATGGGCCGACCACATATTCGAGTATGGCAGAGGCAAGGGCCTGTATGAGATAGAAGAAGCCGCAGACAGCAGTCAGCTCGTAATCACGAGACTCCGCGCATACGGTTCAGACAAGAACCTCCCCAACCATTACTACGCCGAGATAGGCACGCTGAGCTACGCCATCATCAAGAACAAGGCATACTCACTTGAAAGCAGATGGGTGAGGCTCGTCCTTGCGCTGGAATACGACGACAAGTATTTCACGAACAAGATAGACGACATCGAAGGACTGTGCCACGATGCCCATCTGGTGAAAGTCCGTCTGTCAACAGGAGAGGCAGTAAAAGGCTTCGTGGAGCGCAGTTACTATGACCTCGACGGCAATTACCATAGTGAAGGCACGAAATACACCCTGTTGCAAGTAGAAGCCAGGAACACCGCCAACCCCACCCACTACCCTATCGCCGACAGCAACCCCACGAATGTTGAAGCCTTCATCAGAGGCAGCGGCATTGGCAAGCGCGTGTATTTTGACGAAGGTACAGTGAAGACCAACATTCCGTCAGGCAACCTCGACGGTACGAGCCTTGTTCCCGACAGAATGTCAGTGAACGTCCTCATGTTGCCCGGTTTCCCGGAGAAATCCCTCCAGGAGTGGTGGGAAGCCCAGAGTGACGATATAAAGAACTATGTGAACCCCAGTGGCCGCAAACATTATTTCTCCACCGACAAATACAGACCCTACATAGAGTCAGAGAACCGCGACAAGATAGGCATACGTCCGTCATCAGTGTTTTTCGACACCGACAACGAAAAAGAAGGCTTGAAGAACATCTATCCCACGATAGAAGAAATGAAAGTGGACGGTCAGCGCATCGACGAAATAGAGACCGGCACGGAAGAAAGCGTTACCGACCCCGGTGTGTTCAAGGACACCGTGAAAGACATCCCCAATTTCGACATCTATCTGAAATCACAGATAAATTTCGATTTGCAGCTCCTTGCCCAGAGCGATTTCAAGGTCAACATGAAAGACGGCATGTGCGGCGGCAGGAGTTTCAATGTAGCCGCCATCCACCACGAGAAAGACGGAAGGTGGCGTCTGAAACTTGAAAGAGCGAAAGACAGCGACCTCAACCTCTATTTCCCCTACAAGGATTTCCCTATAAGAAAAGGCGACCATTTCGTTCTTACCGGCATCGACCTGCCGAAAGAATATATCGAAAACGCCTCTATAGAGATGCTGAAATACGCCATCGCCAAGCTTGACGACAATGACTACACCCGCAAGACCTACACCCCGAAAGTAGACGAGATATTCATGGCACGCCAGGATGATGCTGCCGAAAGCGATACGACAGGAACCACCATCTCCCTCTACAAGACACTGAAAGAAGGCGACATCCTCCAGTTCAGGGACGACGACCTTTCCATTGACACGAGGATAACCATCAACAACCTCGTGATAAAGGAGCAGGACGGCAAAATCCCCACCTTTGAGATAACCCTGAAAGAAGAAAAGGAAGTCAGCACCATTAAGAAGATCCAGAACCAGGTATCAAGCATCGTAAGCGGTTCCTTGGGTCTCGGCAGCTTCACGAGCAGACAGATAGAACAGATGGTAGCCCAGGCAGGCAAGAATCATTTCCTGTCGAAGACGGAGGCAGATACGGCAAAAGGACTGATAACATTCCTCCGCGGCATCCAGCTTGGCAGCGAGTATTCCATCAGCGAGCTGGGAGAGGCGGTGCTAAAAAGCCTCACACTGGGGAAATACGGCATCACAAGCACGGGAGACGCGACACTGGGAGAGATTGCATCGACTGACTATAACACAGACGAGCAGAGCGGTTACGGACTGAAAAAGAGGACGGACGGAAAATACAAGCTCTCGCTTACAGACCTTGAAGTATGGGGCAAGGCGGTGTTCCATGAACTTGAGATACGCAAGCTGTCGTATGTCGGCGGTAATTTCGTTTTCTCCCCGGCAGGAAGCAGTCTGTATCACGTTGAGCTGGTGGAAGGGGATTACTATTGCTATATTCTTGCCGACGATGGGGAGAAGGCAACGGAAAATCTTTGGAAGGAAGGCGACTTGGCAAGATGCAAGACCTTCAACGTGAAGACTGGAGTTTATGAGAACGTGGCGAACAAGGACTACTGGCGCAAGGTGACATGGGTATCGCCGAACACCTACGAGACCGACAACAGCGGCAAGACAATCCTTGCCGGACGGAAATTCCACCTGATAGTGCTGAGCGGCACCGACTGCATGACGGGCAGTGACATTCCGGCGGCAGGCGATGACATATGCTGCTTGGGCAGCAAGACACAGGCAGCGGAAAGAGGCAACGCCGTGATGATAAACACCACTGGCGACGGAGCGCCGAGCTTTATCCAATATGCAGGAATAAACGACTACAGGCTCGACGGCAAGGAGGTGACGAAACTCTCCCCGAGCGGCAATGTCATCCGTGGCGCTTTCTATGCGCAGAACGGCACGAAGGAACTGTCGAAGACCATCGCAGAGCTGAAAGTGGAAGCCGACAGGATTTCGGCGAAGGTGGATAACGTGGCGAGGACATACCGCAACCTCATCCCCGACTCAAAAGTGATGCTGAGGAGCAACGGCTATGAAGTGTGCCGCAGGACAGTGAGACTTGAAGCAGGGACTGTCTACACGCTCAGCGCGAGAGGCACAGCGGAAAACAGTCTGACAAGCACAGGAGGCTGTCTGAAAGTCTACCTATATAACGACGGTTGGTCATTCGCACAGGCTGTTGAAATCACCGGCGAAGACCAGACCGCAAGCGCCACCTTCGACATCACCGAGAGCGGAAACTACAATGTTGCAGCCTACGCCTTGCACAATGAGTCAGTAAGCGTTTACGGCAACAGGCGTCCGCAGGAAAAAGGCTTCTTCCGTCTCGACTACATGCAGATTGAAGAGGGAGACACGGCGACACCATGGACCCCAGCCGAAGAAGACCCTGCCGTGATAGGCAATCTCCTGCCCTGCCTTGATGAAGGAGGATGGGTGAAGGCATCGGGAACGGAGCTCACCACCGACGCATACGTGGTGGACGGAAGACATACCACCGTGGCACATTACAAAGATACGAAGAACAAGGCAGTGCTCCTGCTGCAATGCCCTGTGACACTGGACGGGGAATCCACTTACACCCTGTCTATGTGGGTGAAGGGCACAGGCACCTTGGGAACGGTGCTCGGTCCTGCCTGCACGGTGCTCACAGAAGACAACCAGGGACACGAAGCTACAGAAACGACAGGAGGAATTGTGAACACCCTCACGGCAGACTGGAGGAAGATTATCGTAAGATGGTCAACGGCATTCATTGCCTACAACATGATAAAGAACTCCGGCTACAACGACGCTGCAGGACAGCTCACGTCATGGAGTACAATGGGAACATGGGAGGTAGGCTCCAACGGCATGGCACACCTCACCAACATAGCATCGAGCGCAAGTTTCGGTCAGCTCTCTCAGCCTGTCAAGATTACAGCCGGAACGATATACACCTTACAGTTTAGCACCACCAATTTCGGCATGACCCTGCTCCTCGCCAACATGGAACCTACGGCAGTTATCCTTGACGGGAAGTCTGTCACGGCAGACGCTTACGGCAGCATAACGATAGCTGCCGACGAGACTGTCACGAACCACACAGTGACCTTCCAGGCAAATAGCGTGAATGGCACACCTGCCGTAGTGTTCCGTTTTACGCAGAAATACGCCTGGATCGGCAAGGTGATGCTCCACGAAGGACACATCCCATCGGTGTACCACACGCAGGAAGACGTGAGAGACACCCTTGTCCCCGTGCAGCTCTCTGCCGGCGGCGAGGTGTGGGTGGCAGGAGTGAAGCTCGAAAAGAGCTACAGGGCGACGGAATACACAGAGCGCACCCTCACGGCAGGACAGCTGCTGCCCGTGGGCATCGACATAGAGGCAAAGCAGATAATCGCCACCGCGGACAATTTCGTAATCAGAAACAGGCAGGGCGAGACTACTACCGCCATCACTGCCGACGGGCAGCTCACGGCAGGAATACTTGCAACGATGAACAGAGGCGAGGGCTACGTGAAAGCCCAGGACGGACTCATGGAAGTGTTCAACGGCAAGGGTCAGCTGAACATCCAGTTCGGTCTCGATCCCAACAGCGGAATGATGGTGCTCTCGTATTACGACAATCTCGGCAACCTGCTTTACAATCTCGGTCCCGGCGGACTTGAAAACAAAGGCTTGCAGACCGCCAGTGTGTCAACATATTCGGCAGAAAGACTCGGCACCTTCTTCGCGAATCAGATTGTGATGGGCGGTGTGACCTCATACGATGATGATGTGTACCACACCAATTCCGACGGAGACAATATCATAGACAGCAAGTTCAAGAGCCAGCTCATGCCAAGCGCCGCTACAGGAGCAGGCTACGAGCCGAAATCGATAATGAAACAGCCTGCCGACATCTATTACTACCGTGCCGCGAGGGTCAGCAACGCATACGTAGCCGACACAGAAAACGGCATCAACACCCCGGCTCTGGCACAACAGGCAGACGGAAAATGGTTCAACCGCCGACCGTTGTATTGGAACGGCAGTCTGCAGCTCATTACCTCTGGAGTGTATATCGAAAAGGGCGAGAAGCTGCATTGGGGAACGAAGAAGAACGGACTGAACGTGCTCGCCATCTACGTGTATAACTACTACACTGACGTGGACGGAACGCGAGAGAGAGTGGAAGTGTTCGTAGAATAAAATTGACAACGCAAAAAATCAAGATATGAGAAAGGTAAGAATCGGCAATGACATTAATGTCAGATGGGAGGTGAAGACGGACGGACAAGCCGTGAGCCTCGAAGGGAAGGCGCTGAAGCTCTACGTGAGGTCGGCGCATCGAAAAGAAGAAATCACCACCTTCACGGTGGAAGGCTGCGTGGTGAGCTTCACATACCCTGCCTCCATGCAGCGCATGACGGGAGCAAGGGCTGTGATACTCGAAGACGCTACCGAAGGAGCGCCACGCAGGACTGTCTGTGCAGACCAGGCATTCACTCTCGTAGCACATTCCTGCGAGGAGAACGATGACGATGTGGAGTTTGAGGATTTTATGGTGAGTCTCCAGAGCAACGTGCTCATCGGCAAGCCCGGACTTTCGGCATACGAGGTGTGGCTCAGCGAGGGCAACACGGGAACACTCGAAGACTGGTACGCCTTCCTGCGCAAGCCAGCCACCGACGTTGCCGCCGATGTAGCGGAAGCAGAAGCGGAACGCAAGGCAGCGGAAACGGCAAGACAAAAGGCGGAAGACCAGCGCATCAATTCAGAACAGGAACGCACGACATCCGAAACGGAGCGCACCACTGCGGAACAGGCGAGACAGGAGAATGAGACGACAAGAGTGTCCGCCGAAACCGAACGTGTACATGCCGAGCTCTCACGACAGCGTGCAGAGGCAAAGCGTGAGCAGGCTGCGGAAGACAACAAAGCTGCCAACGATGCTGCGGTGGCTGCCGCCCTTGCAGCAGCAGAAGCTGTCAACACCGCTATCAGCGAGGCGAACACTGCAGCAAGTGCGGCAAACACGGCTACCGGCAAGGCAAATGCAGAGGAAGGTAAGCGTGCCGAAGCGGAAAGTCTGCGTGCCGAAGCGGAAGCTGCACGCATCCGTGAGGAAGGCATACGTCAGGAGTCTGAAACCGAGCGTGTACGCAAGGAGACAGAGAGAGAAGCTAAGGAGGCAACACGGCAGACAGCGGAGACAGAACGAGTGAAGGCTGACAAGGATCGCACGGCAAGCGTCGCTACGGCTATATCAAACTGTACCTCCGCGGCGAAAGAAGCTAACGATGCGGCGGCTACGGCAAGGGCAGCAGGAGAGAGGGCTACGGCTATGGCTGCGGAAGCAGAGAAGGTGAACGTGACGCTCGGTGGCTCTGTAATATCCGTGACGAATCGTGATGGTGTGACAAAGACGGTAGACGTGGTGAATACCGATGAAACAGTGAATGTCACAATCACTTCTTCTGTCAGCTCAATCAAGGTGAGCGGCGTGAAAATCAACGTGTTCATTAACAACGGCAAAACACCGCAGACATACACCACCAACAGCGAAGGCAAGGTGTCGTTTGTTGTCAACAGAGGAAACTATTACCAGATTACCTTCACAGAGTACGGCAATGCGCAGCCCATTGCCCCAGTCGGCTTTACCGCCGTGCTTGCGACGCGCAACATTGACGTGGAGTACAAACCGTATGACGAGGAGAGCATGGAAAACGTAGTGGTGACGGTAACGAAGTATACCGACGGCACGGGCGCTGCATACGAGGGCGTGCCAGTAGTGGTGACGGTAGACCGCAAGAACACTACCTACAATGCTGACTCAAAGGGTCAGGTGTCGCTGTATGTGCCCTACGGCAAGGAGTTTACTGTCAACGTCGAGAATCAGGACGGCTACAGCGTGAGTCTTAACCGCAATACTCGTACATACACGGCAAGTGTGCCGCAGCGTCTTATCGACTACAAGATGTATCAGTTCCGCGCTGGCATATTTATCGTCGATGGCAACCTCAACGAATACTACCTCGAGGAGTGGCAGGCGGCTGGCAAGACCGCAGAAGAAGCGGTGGCTATCAAGGTAGCGGACGCTAACCTCACGCTGAACCGAGGCACGTTTATGATAAGAATATCCGATATGCTGGCTCCTACGGCACTCCCGAAGAAGTCATGGTGTACTCAGGATTTGCAGTTCGACAGCATCGCGCTTAACGGCAACAATACGAAGGACGCAAACTACTACAACGGCGAGTCGTCATCGTTTCTCGTGCGCCAGGAGGCTGTAGAGCGCAGCCTTAGCGTGCCTGCTTTCGACTACGCCTATGAGCAGATATTCAGCATCGCAGGGCATGAGCTGCACGGCTTCCTGATGTCTGTCGGACAGGACTATGTGCATATAGCGAATATCAGCATCATCAAGCAGGTGCTCACGGCGCTTCACGGAGAGGAGGTAGCTACTGCATACTACAACTTTGTGATGAATCAGAGACGCTGGACTTCTACGCAGGGCAATGCTACGGCCGCGTGGGTCTACAGTAGTAGTGCGGACAACAACTTCTTCAAGTCGTACTCGTTCTACGTTCTGCCAGTATTCGCTTGTTAATCTCTTTATCTCTTCTTAATCTTTATCTCTCCGCGAGCAAAGCGAGCGTCAAGCGGCACGCAAGCGGAGAGTGGTAAATAACAATTTAAAACAAAATGGCATACACGGAGACCCTGTTCATATATAAGGACACTTATCTGCTCTGCAAGCTGCTGCTTAAATACAGCAAGAACGTAAGCCGTATCATCAGATACGGAGCGTATGAGACGATGACAAGCAAGGCTTGCACGGCGCTCGACCTGGTTCGCAGAATCAACGAGAGTTTTGAAGGCAGAAAGGAGAACCTGCATGAATTCATCCTGCTTATGTCGGAAGTCAAGTCGAGAATCAACCTCTTCACCGACGCGGATTTCTTGCCTGTCAAGACTGCGACGAACGTTAACTATCAAGTAGACAAGGTACTGAAAGAGGCGTATGGCTGGCAGAAGGCAGAGCGGAATCGCAGAGGCGAGAGCCGTGGAGCGTAAAAGCAACACGGGAGAGCCGTCACACATGTGACAAGGGGCGCTGACACGCAACTCCGAAAGGAGAAGTGTTCGGACCGCAAGGAGACAGCGCCGAGAACGCAGAACAATGCTACGAACGCGTGGAACTACAGTAGTAGTGCGAACAACAACAACAAGTCGAACTCGAACTACGTTCTGCCAGTATTCGCATATCACTACGTGACGAAAGCTCCGTGTATGTCAACTAAAGTCATGAAAATAGAACACGAATACGTGACACTTGAGGACGTATATGCCGCATATTACGATTGTCGCAAACACAAAAGCTCGACGCACGGGTATATAGAATACTCGTTAAACTATATATCCAATAACTACCAGTTGTATACTGAGCTTAACAGTGGCGCATATAGAATAGGCAAAAGCAAAGCCTTCTGTGTCACACTCCCTAAGTTGCGAGAGGTGTTCTGCGCTGCTTTCCGCGACCGCATAGTGCATCATCTGCTTGCGCTGAAATTCGGCGAGCTTCTTGACGCAGAGCTGACGGATAAGGCTTACGCCTGCCGCAAGGGCAAGGGCACGGACTACGGTATAGACGATGTGAGAGCGCAGATAGAGCGTGTAACGGACGGATACAGGCGCGAGGCGTGGATATTGAAATGCGACCTGCAAGGTTTCTTTATGAGTATAGACCGCAAGCTGTTATTCGGACTTCTCGAACGTACAATAAGAGGGAAATACAAAGGAGAGGATATTGAGTGGTGGCTGAACTTGTGGAGAATGGTGATGCTGCATGATCCGGCAGAGAACTGCATAAAAGTGGGCGACCTCACCTTATGGGATAAGCTGCCTGCGAACAAGTCGCTATTTACCTGCGGAGAAGGCAGAGGACTACCTATCGGCAATCTTCCGAGTCAGTTGCTCGCAAATCTCCTTCTTGCCGACTTCGACAAACTGATGATAGAGAGGTTAGACGATAATGGCGGCTACGGGCGCTACGTTGATGATTTTGTAGCGATACATACAGACAGGAAGGCGCTGCACGTTACGCTCCAATGGGCGAGAGAATATCTGCGCACACGGCTCGGGTTGACGCTGCACCCACGAAAGGTAAGCCTGCAACGCGCAAGCAGCGGAGTCAGGTTTACGGGCGTAATGATACGACCATATCGCACGCTGCCAAGTAGCAGAACGACGGAGCATCTGTTTAGCGTGATAGACGAGTTCGGAGAATGTGCGAAGCCGTCCGCCGAAGATTTGACAAGATATGCCAATCGCATAAACAGCTTGCTGGGGCTGATAGCGTACCGCACGTCGTACAACATAAGGCGTAGGACATGGTACATGATGCCGCACAAGGAGATGGTGTACTGTGTGAATATGAAGAAGATTAAAATCAAAAATAAATACAAACTTAAAAAGTAAAGACATGGCAAAAATCCAATTCGTCAGCACACTGATACCTGCTGACAAGTTTAAGAAAAAGTACGAGCTTGGTGGCATTACCATATACCATATCGGTGAGACGCTCGACGAGAAATCAGGCGCATACAAATGCTGGGAGTGTACCGTACCGACGGCTACGTTTAGCGAAGATCTGGTAAAGACCGAGTTCGAGGCGTTCGGCAAGGAGATGCAAGCGTTTGAACTCCAGACAGCCAAGCAGTCGAAGATAGCAGAGATTGACGCTTACGACAAATCTTCTGCTGTCAACGGCTTTGCGCTCAACGGCGCGGTGGTATGGCTCGACAAGGCGACGCGTGTAGGCTTGATGAACTCCACATCCATTGCCAAGGGTATGGGTCAGGCAACCACAACGCTGTGGTTCGGAGGGATGAAGATAGTGGTGAACTGCGACAAGGCGATACAGCTACTCTCGGCACTGGAGATGTATGCCCTGGAGTGTTTCAATGTTACGGCAGCGCACAGGGATGCCGTGGAGAAATTGCAGACAGTGGAAGAGGTGGAAGCCTATGACTACACGCAGGGCTATCCCGAACAGCTGAAAATGGAGGTGAGCCTATGATGTGGATGGTCGTATTGAGCTGCGTGATATTCACGGCATACGTGTCAGTGATGGCAATAAAATACGGAGCCAAGGAGGTGGTGAGCGAATATGCCTACGAAGGTGGGATGACGCTCTTCACTGCCTGTATAGGGGCGAGCGCAGCACTGCTGATGCCGGTGATGATTGCGGTGGCTCCCGAAAACTGGAAATTCCTCGGCTTCCTTGCAGCTGCGGCACTGATATTTGTAGCCGTTGCTCCCCACTATAAAGGCGACGAGGCGAAGCTCCACAAGACCGCCGCAAAGGTGGCAGGGGCGTGCGCCGTGGCTTGGGCGATGGCTACCTGTTGGGAGATAGTTGCTTTGAGCCTTGTGGCGTATATCGCCGTGATGCAGGTGACTAAAAGCCGCTGGGCATGGATAGCTGCGGAGCTGACAGGGATGGGGATGGTATATGCGGTGTGTGTTTACAAGTTGGTGGTTTAACCTTATAAATGGAATTGAATGAAAAAGATTGTGAATAGGATAACGGAAGGAGGTGCGCATGAATGAGGGACTTACGAGAGGAGGGATTTTCCTGTTCATTAGTAGCGGAACATTCCCAAAGGAAGCACTGGGCGTACTGTATGACCTGCGGTGGATGCTGATACTGATAGCAGTGCTGATAGTCGCGGACTTCTGGTACGGGCTTAGCGAGAGCCTACAGAAGAAGGAACATTTCAGATTTTCGAGAGCAGGAAGAAGGACGTGCAACAAATTCATGGACTACATCGGCTACCTGCTGTTGGGAACATTCTTCGGTCTCGGCATCTTCGAGCCGCTGGGCATTGCAAATCACGTCACTACGGCGGCAATCGGCTTGGGCTTCGGGTGTATCTGGGAAGTGGACAGCATCGTGGGGCATATCTGCTCACTGCATGGAGTGACAAACAAACTAAGTATAAAGAAATTCATCATCTGCCTTATTCGCAAGCGCAACAAGGACGTAGGCGATGCGATCGAGGAGGCACTTGAGGAAGAAGATGACAAAAAACAGAATTGATATGAGAAAGATAGAAAGGATTTTCGTGCATTGCACGGCGAGTAACCAAAATTGGGGAACGAAAGAGCTTTGGGCGGAGTTCAAGGCAAAAGGATGGAAGCAGCCGGGCTATCACTATGTAGTGACCGCTGACGGAGGCGTACATCAGATGCTCGCAGTAGAGGAAGTGAGCAATGGAGTGAAGGGCTTTAACTCTACAGCTATCAATGTGGCTTATGTGGGAGGCATAGAGCGCCCGAACAAGAAGATTGTGGCGGTTGACAACAGGACTCCGGCGCAGAAGGCGACACTGAGGAAGCTGCTTGGCATACTGCACAAGAAGTACCCTGCCGCAAGGATTATGGGGCACCGCAGCATCTGGGGAGAGGACAACCCGAAGAAATGGGAGAAGAGCTGCCCTTGCTTCAACGCGGTGGAGGAATATAAGGATATTTAGTTTTTTTCTTCATAGTTTTAAGTATTAGTTAATTTTTTTTCAAGCCTCGGTCCGTGAGGATAGGGGCTTTCTAATCAAAAGAGGATATTATGGCTTATTTAAGACTGATAGGACTGATAGGATTTATAGGGGTCTGTTTGGTTTCGTGCAGGACGAAATATGTGAGTGTGCCAGAATATCACACGGAGTATAAGGTGAGGACGGACAGCTTCATCAAGAGAGATTCCGTGTGGGTGCATGACAGTGTGAGCGTGTGGATGAATGGAGATACCGTGTTCAAGGAGAAGCTGAAAAAGGTGTATAACGAACACTACATATACACGAACAAGACGGACACAGTGATGAAGACGGACTCCGTGAGAGTACCGTTCCCTGTGGAAAAGAAATTAGGGAGATGGGAGCAGATTAAGATGGATTATTTCGTGCCAATCTGTTGTGTATTAGCAATAATTTTACTATCTTTGCTATGGCTAAGAAAGAGACGGTTTTGAGCGTTACGTTACAGATGATACGAGCGTTGCTGCAAGAGCTGATAGACCGCATAGACAGCGGACGTTGCAGCACTACGGAAGAGCAGAACGAGAGGTTTCTCAGCTGCCTGGAGATGTTTGCCGGCAGCAGGGAGAAGACGTACAACAAGACCGAAGCCATGAGGTATCTCGGAATGTCGAGGAGCAAGTTTGACAAGCTGCGGCGTGAAGGCAAGATACCGCAAGGAAAGAAGGTCGTCGGTGATGTCAGCCGCCGATGGACGAAAGAGGAACTTGATGCTTTTCATCATATAAGTTGAATATGTTTTTATAACTACTATTTCTTTCTAAATTTAAGGTAATTATTGAATTGTTTTTCAGGAGGACAGTTCTGTCGAGAGGCAGGACTGTTTTTTTGTGCCGTAATGTGGCAGTATATTGCCACGAAAAGCAATGTTGTGTCTTTGGCGGAACATTGGCTATCTTTGCGTCAAGTTCTGATTTTGGAACGAAACGACACAAACACATTTTTTATTATGGAAGCAGAGAAGATTATATGTTGTGACGGAGCGAGGAACAATGACGCTCTGGCATGGGCTGCGATGGCAAACAAGGGGAACGACCCTATGGCTATGGCGGCGATGATGAACGGAGGTATGAACAGCTGGAACAACTCCCCTTGGATGTACCTTATCTTCCTCGCCCTGTTCGGTGGCGGCGGCTTCGGTTGGGGCAACCGTAACGGACAGGTACAGGATGCAGAGATTCAGTCGAAGCTGAACCAGTTGTCAACTCAGATGCAGGACGGCAACAACACCAACCTTTTGATGGATGCCATCAAGGGCAACAACGTGGCTCTTGGGCAACTTGCGAGCAACCTGAACTGCGATTTCAATCAGCTGCAAAGCGGTATCTGCGCGGTACAGGCAGCGATACAGGAAGTTGGCGGCAAAGTGGGCTACTCGGCAGAAAGAGTCATCAATGCCGTGAACCTCGGTGACATGAATATCGTACAGCAGATGAAGGACTGCTGCTGCCAAACGCAACAGAACATCATCAAGATGGGTTATGAAAACCAACTCGGTCAGAAGGACATCGTGAACGGAATGCAGCAAGGCTTCTCATACACCAATACCGGTATAGAGAGAGCATCAGCAAACCTCGGGTTCCAGATTAGCCAGATGGCTTGTGATCTGAAGACCAATGCCAACGACAACACACAGCGCATCATTGATACAATGAACGCTCATTGGCAGTCAGACTTGCAGCAGCGTTATAACGATGCTCGCCTTGAGCTGAGTCAGCAGAGACAGAATGCCACCTTGATTGCGGCATTGGGAACCAAGACCCCTACGGCGACCACATGAATTAAGGAGGAGCCTGCGCCTACGGAGAAGAAGTCCGTGCGGAGGCTCTTCCGTTTAGGGAAGAAAAGGAAATGAAGCGTCTTTGACTTGTGGAATGCCGCTTTTATTGTATAACCAAAAAGACAGAGATTATGACGTTCAAGGACATAAAGAAAGGACACCCGGTGTATATGCTGCACAAGGGTGACGAGGGACTGAGAGAAGAGATAGGCAGGGTGACGGCGATTACCCAGCCACGCTTTCCGCAATACAGCGGCGGCGGAACGGCATCGTCAACGGTTGTTGATGTGACCGTGGAGACCAACGGAGCAAACAACACCTACACCATGCCGGCAGACTCTTCGGTTGTGAGCGCAGGAAACACGATACTCAGCGTAGACAGGGAGGGAATACTCAAAGAAGTGGACGCATTGGAGACCGAGAGTGACGACATCATAAACAGTGTGGCAAAGCACCAGGCGAGGAAGAAAGACTGCGAGAGAATAAAGACAGAATGGAATCCTGCGTTTGCCGAGAAGAAGAAACAGGACGAGCGTATCGGTTCGCTTGAAAGCGGCATGAACGAGCTGAAAGGACTTGTGAGGACGCTTGTGGATAAATTAAGTTAGGAGGGATGACTATGGTGATGTATATATTCTTAAATGCCGTAAAAATGGCACAAGAGCCGCATTTTTGTGAAAAATCCGCAGAAATGGCGCTGAAAGGACTGAAATATACCGACAAGGACGGAGTGACACACACAGAACCGAAATGGAGCGCACTGATGATAGAGGAAGCCACAAAGGGACTGGAGTTTCCCGAAGGAACAACGGAGTGGGACAAGTTCGTGGCATATAATAGCTTCTATGCCGATACCTGCGCCGTGCTCTCTGATGGGGAGATACTGAAAGCTGCCTATGAGTTCTACTTCAATGATGAGGACTACGGACTGGAGGGCAGCAAGATATGGCATTATATTAATGCTATGAGGAAATGAAACGATATGTCATTTCTATCACTAAGGGTTGTTAAATCTGTTAACCAATGCTAACAGAAATAACAATCCTTTAGTTTTAATGGCTAAATTTGCAAAGAAAAGTAATAAAATCTAAAGATAACCAACCAAAACGTAAGTTTATGGAAGAGTCAGAAAACAAGCTACCACTGAACAAAGGAACGTTCTGGTGGTATGAATGGGCGTTGAAATACGTCCCGTTGGTAATAATGCTCGCACATTGGTATGGAGTGTTCGATTTTCATTCCAACCCACGTGAGATTATAGTGAACACAGAAGAGAATGAAAGTACTCTGGCGTACCTGTATTTCATGACCTATGTATTCCCTGTGTTGATGATGATGCCGGCAAGCTATTTCTACCAGTTGTGCTGGATATACAGGATACCGTTTATATACCTTATCGGTGTGAACGTGATAAGGATGTTTTTACGGATCGTGGCTTATTACCAACGAGATGTATGACGCCGACCTTATCCTAATCATCCTCACCTGTGCCCTGTATGTGTATGCTTTTGCTACGCGTCAGTGTTGGAGGATCGGAAAGCTCTTCATTAGAAAAGGGCGCAAATGAAAAAATCCCCACCAGGCTGCATCAGACAACTTGATGAGGATTTTTTTAGAATGAGTTGTGTTTGTTGATTTCCTTTATCTTGTCTTCAAACTCCTGCCGCATGTCCCTTAGCTTCTGCAGTTCTTCGGGAGAGGAGCGTGGGCATCCGTGGAGCCAGTGGTGGAAGTTGGGGGTGGTGAGGTTGAAGAGAGAAGCCTCCTCGATATAGGAATACCACTCAAGGAGCTGCTCTTCGGGAGCGTCCTCGTCTATGTCGGTACGGATGGTTGACATATCGAAAGTGTAAGACTCGTTGCAGTCAGCTATCTCGCCTACCTTATCTGCCACCCAGTAGGCTTCGGAGAAGCCGTGCTTTTGGCAGAAGGCTATGAGGTAGGCATTGCAGGCGTTCTCGTAGTTGGAGCGGAGGAGTGCGATATGTGATTTATTCATAAGCGTTTGGGTTTAGATGGTTAATACTCTTTTTATCTATTATCACCACTGCCATGCAGCTTGTTGCGCACCTGTCGGGAACGCAGCTTCGCATAATTCATCGAGGCAATATTTTCAAGTTTGTAGCCAAGATCGTGTGACAGCGTGGCGCAATACCACAGGACATCACCGATTTCCTTCGCGATTTCAAGTTTCTTTTCGGGTGTGAACTGCGAGTCATTGTCTCGCAACACTTTCTTCACCTTGTCTGCTACTTCACCAGCCTCGCCAGTCAATCCCAAAGCCGGGTATATTATCGGTTGAGGATATATTGCGGTTTCAAGAGCGAGGTTCTGGTATTCGTTCATTGTCATTTCATGTATTTCTGCCATGTTCTTGTTGTTTTAATTGTGAATGTATTTTCTTTAGTTTATGTTTTGTTTTTAATGTTTCAATAGCGACATCAATGCCTCTGCCTTTTCCTTGTCGGAAAATCCTTTGATATTCACCCATTTGCCGAAGATACTGCCTCCGACATATTTCTGAACCATATAAACGGTCACGGGTATACAACCGTCATAGGCGTTCATTGGGATAATTCTTAGTTTCATTGTCTTATTCAAATTTATATACGATATGCGGCGTGGTGTTGACCAGTCCGTCATGAGGGTCGGAAATGCCGTGCCAGACTTTTGATGTCACGGCATGAGCTATCTGCTTGCGCGGTCGTTCCTTTATACGGCCTTTGTCGTCACGTACCCATCCGATGTAATACTTGTCAGTCATATTCTATCAATACAATGGTGTGCTGTCCGTGCTCGTCGTAGAGTCCTGCCCATCCGTCGTAGCGTGCGGACAATGCCGTGGAGTACCCCTCCCTGCGTGGGCAGAGCTGCGATGTGCGTTGCACGAAAGGGATTTTGTTAATCATATCTAATCAATACCATATTGTCTTTGCCTACTGATGTGAGGGTGTTGGTTATACCCCCCCCATTTATCTCCATTCGCTGACAGAAGCGTCCGTTGGAGGGATGCTTGCGGTCGGACGGATTGTCGGGGCCACGGCCACGGAAGGCTGCTATGCGAAAGTGTAGCATAATAGGTTGTCTTTTGTTGTTCTTGTTATCGAATTGCTCCACGGTCGATGACTTGGGCGGTGATACATATCTCCGTATTTCCACACACCCCGGTCGCCATGTTCACGACGGAAGGCTTTGGCTTCCTCTGGGCGGTAGCGGACGAGAACGGAACGGTCAATCATATTCAATCAATATTTTCGGTTTATCAACATCGTGACCCTTACCCCCCCCAGTAATGCACATGGCTATGCCGTGTGGCGACACGATGATGCCGTTCTGCGAGGGGCTGTAGGAGCCGAGGATGATGGGGCGAGGGTTGTTCATAATTCTATCAGTACCCCCCCCGTTTGTGTTGACAAGGTTAGGGTGGGGTATATTCCTTTAGTGCCGCAGATATTGCCATCAAAACCGGACTTCCACTTGTCGTAATAAATGTTGCCAATCTTTTCAATCATATTCTACTATTAAACAGCAATGCGGTATGGCGAGCGCAAACAAGAAATCTCGCACACCGGCTTTGAAATAGTGTGAGGTAATTGCGGGTGCAATCGTACCCCCCCCCATTTTCTATTGCGTGAAGTGCCTTAGTTGTTCTCATCCTTCTTCCTCTCCATATTCTCCTTAAACAATCGTTCAAACTCTTCGCCTAACGCTTCCACTCCCTTATCCATGAACACAGAATAAGACAATTCCATTTTTCGTTTTGCCGAATCAAGGGCGAGATGAAGACTTGTAGGTGTCATTTCCCAACCGTCGGCTGCTTGCATCCACAGCGTGAGCCATGTCTTGAGGAACATTGCCGCCTCGTGTGTCGGTGGCAAATCAAACTGCACGAACAGAGCATTGTCGGAGTCGTTTGCCTTGAGGAACTTGCTCACGGCATCGTCTTTTAGGAAATAGCGGTCGGACACTTCCTCTTCCAGCACATCCTCCAGTCGGGTCTTCAGCTCGAATGGTTCGGGAAAACGATAGTCGAAGGCTACGTCACGGCGCATGGAGATACAGAACACACGGTCACGGTTCTGTGGCACACCGTAGTTCTTGGCATTGAGTCTCGCCCATCGGGAGACATAGCCGAGCGACGAGAGCTTGTCGAGCCATTTCTGGAAGTCGGGCATGAACTTCTGGCTGACGAGTGCCGCCACGTTCTCCTGAAGCAGATACTTGGGGCGAAGAACCTCCACGGCATCCGCCACACGCCACAGCAATGCACTTCGGGTGTCGCTGCCTTCCTGCAAGCCCATCTGCTTGCCCGCCTGACTGATGTCTTGGCAGGGCGAGGAATAGGTGAAGAGGTCCACCTCGCGTCCATCGAGAGAGCGTTTCACCTCGTGCCAGTCAATCTTGGTGATGTCGCCCAGGGCGCAGTCGGCAAACTGCGGAAAGACTAAGTTGTGCATCTGACAGGCGTATTTGTCGATGTCGCTCCATCCCTTGCACGTCCAACGGAAATCGGGATGCCACTCGCGTAGCACGTCCGCTGCCATGAGCTGAGAGTCGTAGCCGGAGAACGTGGTGAGGAATATCTTTTCCTCGTTCTTGTCGGCGGCGGCAGGCATGGCGGGCAATGTGTCTTCGAGTTCGTCGAATAGTGAGAGTTGCGTGCCGTGGCGAGGCTTGGGTGGTGCAGGGTAGAAAAGCTGCTCGTAGATGTGGGCCAACACGTCAACCACGATACTGTTTCCCGCTTGCTTGTACTGCTGTGAGGCAGATATGGCCATGTCTTCCGGTTTGCCCTTGCCGTTCCAGCCGGGCAGTCGCTCGGCTGCCTGGGCATTGCTGCTCTGCATCGTTCCGATTACGTTGTCGCGAACGCCCATCAGTCGGAAACACTCCTTGGGCGTGAGCTTGCGGATGGCATAGCTCTTGATGGTGCGGTCAGTGAAATTGAGTTTTGTGATCATATTGTCTTGGTTTTATTCGTATATCTACTCATCCGCTTCCACTATCTTCAAGCCATACTTTGCGGCTGTTGCCTCGCGTCGTGCCGACCGCTGTGTCTCGCTGTCGTAGCAGACGATGTGAGGGTCGCCTAACGGGTCGGGAAAGTAGTTGCAGCATTTGATCATGGCGTGCTTTTGTGCCGTAGCCCTGTGCGAGAGCGGATTGGTGGGGATGCAGAGTTTGGTTTGTCGCTCCAGTCCGTAGAAGGCACGTAGCTGTTCCTTGCGATATAACTCCTTGCGCTGCTCGCTCCTCTTGCGCATCAGTTGCTTGTATCTGCGTGGATTGTTGGCTTTGAGCTGCTTCAACGGGTGGAAACCGGAGGCTCGGAGCTGGCGAATGGCTTCAATGGAGGCCTCGGATGGCTTCTTGCCTCGCAGGGAGTCGTAATATCCGTTGCGTTCGCAAATCTTCTTAATGTCTTTGGCTTGCTGCTTGCGTATGGCCTTCATGTCTTTCTCAAGTCCAAATTCGCGCTTGAAGCGTTGCAGGGTGGAGAAGCTGATTCCGAACCATGTCATCATGCGGCGATTGGAGTTCTTGGGGAAGAGCTTGCAGAAACGCTCCTTCAATTCACCTTCAAGGTAATACTCCTTCGCGCCACTTTTGGGGTTCGGTCGCATTGGCACCTGCCACTTTGCTGCGGTGGTGGGCTTGAGCGGTGTCTTGGTGTTGTTGAAGCTCATGGGTGTTGATCCTTATATGTTAATCCTCTTACAAATGCTCACGAAATTGTTTCCACTCATCATCGTGTATATTACCAACCACCTCGAAGTCTTGCAACGCACTTTGAGAAATGTAATCGCTGATGCCATCTGAAATGCCTTTGACGGAAGACTTAGGATTTTTGATAGTCACGATATAGAATGCTGCCTCATTATTATTCCATTCTATCACACCGAAATAGTTGTCGCGCCTATTATCTCCGATGCAGCTATAAGGATATTCGTCTGATCGCAACACGTCTCCCTCATAAATCTCCTTGCCGTTCTTGTCGAGAAAGCCGGTGAACTGGCAGACGGTTTTAGGGTCAACTTCAAAAGACAAAGGAGGTCTTTTAATTCTTGAGATAAAAGCTTTGCCTTCATTGTTCCCTCTATAGTAGCCTTCCAACCACTCGCCATTGTCAAGACGCTTGCCCTTAAACTTAATTGTTCTCATTGTTCTCTATATTTTCGTGAATATATTATTACTTACCTCTCGTCTTATTTATTGCCTTACAATCGTCCCCTAAATTCCTTGTTCTTTTTTAAAACTTCAAATAAACTCGCTCCATGAAGAGTTACTCTCTGTTCATAGACAAGGGGATTATCAATCACGGAGAATCTCTCTACATCCTCTCGCTTTTTCATATCAGCCATAGCATCGTCGATTGTGTCGAAGCGACAGGCACAGACGTGCTCAGTGGAGAGGTTTACGAAACACCATTTCTCTGTGGTGCGGTCCTGACAGAGCAATATGATGCAGTCGGGACGGTTGCGACGAATTACTTTGATATACATAAGCTAATTTATCAGTTCAAAATCATAAACAAACACATAGGGATTGCTTGCCCAAGTGCCTTTTCCGGAAATGCTGTCGATTAATGATGCGTATGCCTCCTGCGGTGTGCGAAACGAGGAATTGGCAAGACCGTGATACCAATACGTCGTACCTTCAAGTCCTACGTCTCCAGCCCTCCAGAGACCTTCGTTTAAGCAATCCTCGCTTTTTATGTCTTGCAAACGCTCAATACGAATTTTGGTTATACGGATATGATGGGGCATATCTTCGGCACGAACAAACATTTTGTTATTCCAACCTAATGTCTCTTTGCGGATCATACATTTTACCCAATCTACTTGAGGAGTAATGTCGGCATACGGCTGCGCAATAGCTACGGTTTCGTTCATCTGATAGCGCATCACTCTGCGATTACCAAGAAATCCCCATTTTAAACCGGGGTCGAGCATGAATCGCTCGTAAATAGTAAAAACCGAAGCAGGCGTATCAAACCTCTTGATGAACTCAAGCATCTCCTTGTTGGTGATAATTCGCCTTGTCTGCGTCTTTCGTTTCATAAGCACGGCTTCAGTAAGTCCGTACTTGTCGTTGAACATAATTTTTTGCATATTCTATATTTTTTCGTTAGTAACCTTTTGTCATATATGCAAGCTATTAATTCTAAGCAAACTCATCCTTGAGATTGTCAATTACCATTTCACTGTTTGCATCTGACTGCTTTATTATCTCAGTAAATGCAGTTGCCAAATTGTATGGCAGGTTTTCATCCCTTGTTGGGACACTAAGAGTGTGGGTTATGCCATTACTCTCAAAGGTTATTGTCAAGTTATCAATCATTGTTTTCTTGTCTGATAATTTTACTACAATATTTCCCGTCACACCAGCTCTGTCTGCCTTGTGTGTATGCGCAGTTTGCGCAAATTTGTTCGTTACTCTGTTGTATCATTTTGTATTTCTTTGATTTCTTCTTCGACTTCTTTTATACATCTGTACACAGCCGAAACAAATGCACCTGCTAAAGTTTTGGGCATTTCCAATCCCTGACTTCCAATATTGTCAGTCCGGAAATAAGACCACCCTATTTTGCAAGGTTCGCTAAGATAATTTGATATATCTTTAAGTTGTTTTAAAGACCTATTCAGCTCAACTGCTCTTTTAAGTTGTTCTTTTGTTATATTCTATTCTATTTTTTAGGTTCAACTTCTCCTGCCATTTCTACACCTTCATATTACTATCCAAGCCCAGCACCCCCCAAAGGATATTTTGGAGCTCGTGGACGTATTGAATGTGGCGTAAGAAAACCGAGTCGGGCATTTTTTTGTATCTGATGAATACTGCCCAGTCGTTACGTTTACGTTCAATAGCAATATTTCTTTGTAAGAAGTTTGCATATCCTATCAACTTTGTGTAATATACCCTTGATACTCTAACCTTAAACCCGTTCTTTTCGAGAATTCCTGGAGTGATAGGTATGCCTTCAATATTACAGCACCAAGTTCCCCAAGGACCGTTGTCTTCATCGTTGATAGCACTTAGACTGACAACTCCTTTTTTATCCTTATGTTCTATCTCGGTACGTATATCGGCAACAGTGCACATGGTGCCTTTCGGAAATATGCAATCGCGGCTTAACCTTATCAGGTCGCCTATTCTTAGATCTTCGGGGTTAATCATTTCTCACCTCACTTCTTGCTATTCCCTAAATTAAAGTCAAAATCAATTCCCAAACCAAAGAGTAAGTGCTGGAGTTGGTGAACATATTTTATTTTTGTTCTAAATGCATCGAAAACAAAATAGTTACCTTCAGGATATAGAAGACATGCTCCAACAAAGTCCTGTCCATCCCACTTCCATCCGTTCTTTTCAAGAATTTCAAAAGTAAGAGGGATAGGCTTTATATACTCAACGCGCACACAACAATACACCAATTTTTCTTCGGGGCAAGACAAATCAAAGTGGATTCCATCCCTTGGCTCTTTGATTACCATAATTTTGTTGTCATACATAATAACATCACCGATAATATATTTTTGTTTCATACTATTCCTTTTTTTAACCCTCTTTGCCTGTCACATGGAGAGGGTGATTAGTTACTCAGTACAATAAACACGACCGTATGCAAGTATCAAGAGCTAAAATCGCTACGTCGATTGCACTCTTTTGCTCATTGTCAGTAAGAGTGGCATAGATTTCAATCAACTTTTTTCTTGCTTTGGTTGCTTCCATATTTTTGATTGCATTTAACTCCCAGACAGGCAAACACAGCAAACTGGAGTTTTGTCAGGGTTTTCACCTGTAGTTTCACTTCGTCATTGCGGACGTACCTTGCATTAATGATTAGCCTTACCTAATAAATCAATACTTGAAACCTGTGCTGAATTGTCTATGCGGTAATTGTTATTTTACGGCTACAGCAAATGCCAACCAGTATAAAACGGCTCAACATCGTGCTGCACTTGCTGCCAGGGAGAGGAGAGTTAGTTACTCTGTTACAACTTCCCAATCTTCTGCAAACACATCAGATACGGAAGGAACCCATGAATCAGCCCTTCCGTCTGGATTGATAATAAGCATCTGATTGGTGTAGTCAATGTGAGGATTCTCACGACTCATCAAGATGTCTTTTGCAGACTGAGGGAGTGACTGCATGTTTGGGATAATTTCACCAGTGACATGAGAAGGAACCTGCTTGACAATAAACAAGCCCTTTCCATTCCATCCCTTGCGTCTTACTGCAAGACCAGCCTTCAACAAGTCAATAGCACCGCCGAAGTTAACAGAGCCTACTTCACGGTACGCTTCCTCAAACATGCTCTTAGGAGACCAAGACTTATATCCGTCCTTGTACTCTACCAAGTAGCCATCTTCTTCAAGAGTTGCTGGCTTTAATTCTCTACCAAGCACTTTCTGCGCTTCTGTCATTGTCATAGGCTCTGCCTTGACAACTTTTGTTCCAATATATTTTTCCATATTATTTTTTGTAGAATAGTTATTTTCTGTAATAGCTTTCAAAGCACTAAGCCAAATAGCTAATTCCCTATGTTCTAAAGAACAACCAACATTACAATTTTCTTGCTCTTTAGCTACCTTCTTACAATGTTCTATTGCTTCATCCAATGTCATATTGCTCATTTTATATCCAATAGGGATGGTTAGTTACTTCCCCTCTTCCATCAAGTCAATTCTCGTTTCCAGTACTTTCAGGTAGGTTGTCATATAGGAATCCTGTAGGATTAGCAGTACTGCCTGTGGTATACCGCCTTCATTTTTTACCACTTCGTAAATGCCGTTTCCTAATATAGCTTCAATTTTCTCTATGCGCTCTTTTAGTTTATCACGCTCTATTTTGAGTCTGTCAAGAACTGTGTCTGAAGGCTTGTATGCTTCCTCAAACACACTCTTAGGAGACCAACTGTCATAAGTTGAGCCATCTGGGTTGGTGTACCTTACATGATAACCTTCTCTCCATTCATGATTATCAATGTTCTTACGTGCATAGCCAACAGACTCTGCATCAATCTCGTTCATTGGTCTTGCTTCAACTACCTTAGTTCCAATGTACTTCTTTAAATTTAATCTACATGTATCCATATTATTTATATTTATATCACATAGGGATGGTTATTTGTATTTATGATTATACTTCTTTATTTTCTTTCGTCTGCGAGTATGCTTTCCACATACCTCACGACCCTTTCGTATTCTCGGCCTGATTTTTCGCTATCGGCATAGGCTTTTTTAATCAGTTCTTCGCCTGTGCCGTGAAAGCATCCGACACTCCATTTATTGTTGGAGCGAGTCCACGTAAAATATCTTCCACTACTCCAGAAATTTTTGAAGACTATATAGTCTGCAGCGTCATAGACTTTTGCATCACCTTTGATAGCGGCATTGCCATAAATTCTTACATTGCCGTAAACCTCTGCATAGCCATAAACTTTTGCATAGTCAAAAATCTGTGCATTGTCACAAACTTTTGCATAGCCGCATACCTTTGCATTTTTGCAGACCTCTGCATATTCAGAGACTTCAGCATTGTCATAAACTCTTGCATTGTCATAAATTGTTGCATAGTTATAAACTCTTGCATTGTCATAAATTGTTGCATAGTTATAAACTCTTGCATCATCGCTAACTGCTGCATCACCATAGACTCTTGCCTTGTCAAAGACCTTTGCATTGTTATAGACCCAAGCGTTATCAGCTTGAGATAGATTTTCCTCACTTTCTATCCATCCGCCAAGTTCTCCTGCTTTGACAGAGCCAAAATTTTTCACGGCTTTTATCCTATGTAATGTAAGTCCTGCAAGTTGTAGGGTTTCTGTAGTTAATTCATATTTCTTCATAGTGTATTATTTTTTTATTTACAGCTTTACAGGAAAACCTTGTTGAAAAGGTCGGCGAATTGCTTGCCGAATTGCGCGGCGCGCGCGGACGATTTGAAGCAAAGCCGAGAACCGATAGTCGCACTCGCATTCGTAGGCGTGTTATCCGTAAGCGCGTACACGAACCCCGCGACATCCTTGTCATAATCGAACCAAGGGAACCACTTGTCTTGTTCCCAATCCGAGAAATCGGGTACAAATCCATCTTCCTTGTTCCATGCCTGTGCGATGGTGAACAACTCGTTCAAGGCAATCAACGCTTCAATGTGCATGGGGTTGATGTCGGTCACAAGTCTTGCGACATCTTCAAGCTGGACAACGTTTCCGGCAAGAATCTTCTTTGCAATGGTAAAGTCCGCGTTCGGCTTGCCGCTAAGGGCTTTTCTTGCGCTCTCAAAGTCCGTGATAATTTCGTTCACTTCCGTGCATTCAACTTCTTCAAGGGCGAAATCAAACGGCGACAAATAATCGTCATCGTCAACGTCCAAATCTTCGTTGTGGTTGCAAATGTAGTCCATCAAGGTTTCCCCGGCTTCTTTGCGTGTATTGTGGATGGCTTGCATTTCGCTTTGCTCGCTTCCATCCGCATTTTTGATAATGTATCTTTTCATATTCTTCTTACTGTTTCAAGGTTTCCTAATGAGTTTGTCACTTGGTACACTTCATAGGTCTCCACAATGTCGTTCAAGGAATAGTACGGTGTGCAATACTCGTCACACATCTTCGTCGGCTCTGCTCCAAGAGGACATGCCTCGGGATTTTTGGAATATAGTCTGTCGAACTTTTCCCAATCAGTATAGCGTCCTTGACATTTAGTGAATGTCAGGGTATCGGGTTTGTCGAAGACGACAAGATAATGTGGCACCACAATGCCACTAAGGCGACGGAAGTCTTTCTTTGCCTGCTCATAGTCTCCGATGCCGAAACAGATGCCTTTGGCTGTGGATTTAAAGCTTCTCTTCGCGTGGTCAACGCTGCTGATTATCGTCTTGCCCATTGCGAGAGCTTTATACTCCTGCCTGGACATAAATCTGTATAGTTTCATAGTGCTAATCTTTTAGACGGTCTGGAACGTCTGGATGTTCTGGATATTTGTATTTCTTTAGCTCGGCTTCGTGCATTGTGATGCTGCTAAGGTCGATTGTAATCTTGCCGACAAAATTGATGAACTTGATGAGGTCAGGAAGACCAAGGAAAGTGATTTCACATTCGCAAAGATGGAGTGCTTTGCCCCAAACATGTATCTCCCCTGCCTCATTCAAGACTTTCACCTTGAATCCAGCTTCCAACAATCGGTATATCAAGGTTTGTTCGACACCCATCAGTCCATATTCGGGAGGAAGCTGGTTGAGTCTGTATGTTATCATAAGGCTTTTATTTTATTCCGTTGATGTGTCTTTGCAATGCCTGGATGATACCGGCAGACTCGTAGAGCTTGTCAGTGAGACGCTTTTCCAGTTTATTGTATTTCTCCTTCAGTCTTACGTTCTCCCCCATTATGCGGTTGAGAGAGACGAGGAGGATGATGTCTGCAACGAAGAGGCAGACGATGATGAAAATTAGTAGTGTTGTCATTGTTCCTGTAGTTTTTCGATGTATTCCTTTTCGATGTATTCTCTTACTTCGTCGCTACTGGCGTTAGCGAGCAGCTTTTCCTTGTTCTCGACTATCACCTCTCCGGCTATGTCGTTGAGGACGTCAAAATCCGAAGCCTTCTTGGTGAGGATTTCCATTGCAAGGCGGAAATCATGGTCATCGCTGACCGCCCTTGTCACGTCTTCCGGGACGAGATATGCAAGGAGATCATTCCACGTCCGCTTGATGCCGTGCATGGAAGCGAAGGCGTATTCCTTACGTACATCTACACCGTACTTGATTCTCTGCGCTTCGAACTGCATGTCAAAGGTCGTCACGGCGAGATAGAGAACACCGTAGGCTGTGATGGCATAGGAAATGGCTTCACGTTCAGGCACCTGTAGCCGGGTAAGTACGTTGTACGCTGCGAAGCGGAGCATATTGACATGTTTCTGCAACCAGTCCTGGTACTTGTCCTGCAGGATGTAGTTCAGCTCCTCCACGTCCTTGTTTAGGAACATGGAGCGGCGTGTCTTCTCATACAGGTCGTATGCCTTGCTTGCCTTGTTTGCCAGTTGCTTCACCTTCTGCTTGTAGAGAGTTGAGCGTTTCAGCCTGTCCATGGCATCAAAGATGGCGAAGCCTGCCTGGTCGTTGACGAGGAACAGGAGGCAGCCTACACTGTCGCAAGCTTTCTGATAGTTGATTCGCCTTGCTATTAGCTCTGTGTGTTGCCTTCTGCAAGTGAAGCGAGCCTGTGACAGTCCGCTGCTTGTGCTGATATTCAGCACTTTTTTTTCCGGCTTACGTATGTCAGCCTTTATGTTGCAGTCCTTATTTTCCATTGTATTTTCCGTATGAGAGTTTTTCTACCTTCTGTGTCAGTTCATAGTTCTGCTTGTTGAGTCTGTCTCTTTCAGCCCTCGCCTTGCCGATGTTGACATGGGCTATGACTACCGAAGCAATCAGAATCGTTACAATCCATACGTATGGAAAGCGCCTTATACAGTCATCGAGCAGCCGACCGATGGATCCGACGGTCAGCCAGATGCCCTTTGCTATCAGTTTCAGACCCTTGCGCAATGAGGCAGAGGGAGTGAATGTAATTGTCTGTTCTGTCATAGAATTAAAGTTTTATTGTTTTGTTTCTCACTATAAAGAAGCCTCCGTCAATGCACTTCTGAAACGCCTCTTCATCACCATCGTCGATGGTAGCGATGCTTTCTCCATTTACCGTAGTGCCGGTGATGTGGAAGCGCCGCTTTATTTTATCCAGAGCGTTTTGTCTCAGTCTTCTGTGCCAATAGATAACTTTCTGCATCATGAAAGATTCAATATATTATTTTATCGTTTCTCCCCACACCATTGCAGAGTAGAGAATATCAGAGACAAGTCCGGCGGAAACACCGAAGTCGATTGCTATGTCATAGGCCATCCTTTCCGCCCATTCCTTTTCCTTCTTGTATCTTTTCTGTTTTCTGCAAATCGAGTTCTGCATCTTCACATCATACGAAGTGACGAGTCCTCCCGATTTGTAGTTCGTATAATACACCTTCTCCTTCTCCGTGAGGATGTCGAGAAAGTTCCTGTTGTGTTTTCTGTTCATAAATATCTGCTGTTTCGTTCCACTTCGTGCTGCATCCTCTGCACTGCGATATATTCGTCGGACGGCGGAATGTATATCCCTGCCTTTTCTGATGCGAATTTGAGGAACCTGTCGATTGCCGTGGTCATCTCCTCCTTGGTGAGATCCTTGGAAGACCTCATGAAGGTACGTTCGCATCCCAGGATATTGTCAAACCTTGTTCGCTGGAACAGGTCGGGATTGCACACTGCCTTGAAATACACCTCTTTGACCTCCTGCATCGGCAGTCCGATCTGCAATGCGAAATAAGCCATGGCGCAATGCAGATATGCGTTCTGCGCCAACGTGCGCTGCTTCTTCACCGTAAGTTCCACCCGGAAAGTGTTTCCCCCAGGGGAAGATTTCCCCATGAGGTACTCCACTCTGGTGGTGAACTGTTCACGTTCAAGACAGTCTGACAAGTCGTATACCATACTTTTCGGCTATTCGTATCACCATGTCCGCCGTCTCGTCAAAATGGCAGGTCGTCGTCTCCGCTCTGCGGTGGCTGCTGCGTTACTGCCGGAGCCGCCGGAGCTTCTGGGAACGCCGTCTGCTGTGGTACCGGTTGTTGTATCTGTCCTGCTCCGGGACGTTCCACCTTCCATGCCTTTATGGAATTGAACCATTTGCCGTTCCATTCATGTGCATCCACATCGAAATACACCTTCAGTTCCTCCCCCTGCCGGATGTTCATCTGCGCTATGCGGTCAGGGCCGTAGACCTCGAACACCATTTTCTTTGGGTACATACCGTCAGTTTCAAGTACATAAGTGGCGACCTGCCACTGTGTGCCGGTTGCGGAAACGCCGGAGCGAGTCTCCAGCACCGCGATAATTTTTCCTTGTATATCCATTTTTTCAAGTTTTTATTTTTTAAGTTTAATTCTCAGGGATGCAGCGATTGTGCTTTCCTTGACATACTTGTCGTAGAGGTCAGGGTCATCCTCCTTCAACTTGGCCGAATCGAATTTCTTCCCCGTTGTAGGGGGAACGTAAGTGAAAGAGCCTGCCGCCGTCTTGTAAGACTTGGCGTTGTTCTGCCGCATGAGCGCCAGGATCTTGTCCTTCACGGCAGTCTGCCGTTCCTGCAATCCTCCGATCTTCCGCGAGAGCTCCACGAACTCCTGTTCAAGAGCGTAGAAGCCGGCCGGTATTTCAGGAGTGTAGGAATAAGACAGGTCCTCGTTAAGGTCGGCACGGATGAGATCATCGAGCACTCCGTCGCTTACCCTGCCCAGTTCCACATACCTGCCCTTGTCGCCTCTTAGCCACATGCAGGCTATGGACTTGACCTTTAGTCCGCGGTTCACCATCTCGAAGAAGCGGGCATAGATTGAGAGTTGCAGCGCCACACTCTCGTAGTAGAGCTGCGAGGTGGTCTTGTAGTCAACCAACACAATCCCTCCGTCGGAGTCCGCATACACCCCGTCGATTGCCGAAGCGTAGTCCTTAAAGTCGGTGACGATGTATTCAGAAGCCAGACATCTGAGTCCGTTGGTCTTTACCATTCCGACGTAAGACCTCAGTTCCGGCGTCCAGTCGTCGGCAGGGAACATCGAGTCGTCTCCGTCGAAGATGCCGTTGAACATTTCAATCGACGCATGTACCACCGACCCCCTCTGAGCCGCAGCGTCAAGCACAGCCTGCGGAATGTTGTCGTAAGTGGAAGGGAACGCTCTTTTTATGAGTGTAGACGTAACACCCGACAACTCTTTCCCCCCGAGGAAATAACGGTGTTGCGACTGGTCAAAAACCACCCCGGAGTCAGCCAGAGAGATGTTACATTTCGTAGGATTTTCCTTTTCCATTATATCATTTGTTTACAACGTGTTATGAGAATATGCTAAAGTTTTCATCCGATTTTCAGTTCCTTCTTTTTCTGGGTGCACAATCCCATGAAAGTAGGGTCCTTCTGCAATGGTGCGAAAGTGACGTAAATCCATTTCAGCTGTTCCTTTGTGGTTGCCTTTGCAAGGTACTCCTGTGCCTGGAAGATGTCGTTTGGGTTTATGCTGTTTCCGTTCTTCGCCGGCTGTTCCTGTGGAGTCTGCTGCGATGGCTGCACCTGGCCCATTGCCAGCTGCTCGTTCATGTTGTATTTAGTGGAAGAGTCCACTATCTGTGCCCCTTTGGAGTAGTAGACGTCAGCACCTACGCCAAGCGCCTTCATCGCCACCGAGAGAGCGTCAGTGAGCGCCATCTTGTAAGCCTCGTCGTTGACATAGACACCGTTACGCTCCGAGCTGACCACGGCGGAACCTCCGGTTCCCGGTATCGGATCAGACCAGTGGTCTTCAACCATGACGAAGAGATTGATGTTACAGAACACCTTTGTCTCGTTTCCGTAGGTTTCAGCCCATTGCTTCACGATTTCGTATTTCCATCCGAAGCCGCAGGTCCCGAACGCTTCAGTCATCATCTGTATTCTCCACATCGGGTTGATGTCACTCATGCCTTTCAGACGTCCTGCCTGTATGTTCTTGAGAGCCTCCTGCGGCACTTTGCGGAGCCTGTTGTAAAGTTTCATCGCGGACGTTTCATTCTTCTGTTCCTGCTGCGCCGCCAGTTCAGCCTGTTCTGTCTGTTTTTTAGTTGCCATTGTTTCTTTTCTCCAATATTCTGTTAATCATGTTCCTCGCATCGGGAGAAGACACCGCTTTCACCAGGTCAAGGACCTGGCAGAGCTCGCTGTCTTCCATTTTGAGGATTATCTGTATTATGTTCCTTTCACGCTGCGTCATATCAGAGGACCGTGACGATTTTGGTTTCAATTATCGCTTCGACCGAGAAGTCAACCTGCGTCTCCATCATTGCCTCGTCGAAGTTCGTCTGTGCGTTTCTCGTGGAAGTTCCCATGACGAGGAAACACATCGTCTGTTTCCTGTCCTTTCCTGTGCGTTCGTCGGGTGCGACAATGTTTATCTTCACCCTGTAGTATTTCATGTCTTCGTCACTCTGCACGGAGAATATCTCCGAGAACTGCGCCCTGCTGATGTCAACCATCTCGACGTCGTGGAACCCGTCCATTTCTCCGAGAACCTTTGTTTCGGCCTCTGCGAAGCTCTGTGCGTCGATTACATAAGGCTCTTTTACTTTCCTTGCTTCCACGTTCTCGTATGCCACTGTGCAGACGAAGAACGTTCCTGTCTTTCTTGTGATTTTTTCCATTTTGTCTTGTTTTTAAAAGTTCATTCATATCTCCACTCCCATTTCGGGCACTTCTCGCCGCATTTCTCGTCAGGGGTGGGACAATTGCCCACATTGTGCGGTTCATCGCGCCACAGGCAATCGTAGCAGCCTCTACGGCGATATTTCATAGCAAGTCCTCCTTGTATGCCCACTTCCAGGCGTTGATGTTCTTGATTTTGGCGTTCCATGGCTCCACGCCGTTGAATGTCGCGTGTACGAAGCGCCGTCTTACCTTCGTGACAATCACGATGCCCTTTTCCGGATGTTCCGGCAGCTCATCGGCAGGATGCCAAGCCGCCTTTGCCCTTCCTTCAGCCCCTTTCATGTATGCGAGCACTGCGCATTGCCTTGCGGTGCGCTGCCCGTCGTCTATCCTGTCGGCGAAAGCCTCCGCCATTTCCCTTGTCTTGTCTTCCATGTCAGTCAGTGGTTTTACATTCGTCTTTCATTTTTTTTTCGTTCGAGATATTCCCGATAGCTCACGGCGTTGAGACTGTCCCTGCGCATCTTCTCGTCGAGCGCCTTCTGTTCCTTCTCGTGGAAGGCGTCGTTGCGTTCGTACAGGAACTCCCGGAGAGAGCGCATTATCGCCATCGGGTCTACCGTGCCGTAGAGCTTCTCGTATCTGCCGGTCTTGAACCGGTGGCAGAAGAGCATTATCTCCGCCATGTTGAGGAAATACTTGTCAGAGATTATGAGCTGTACCAGCTCACGCAGCTGCATATCGTTTATCTTGTCTCTCGCTCCGCTGAACTCCGAGAGGTTTACCAACTGTGCCGTGAGCCATCCTCTTGTGAGCCCTTCTCCGTAGAGCCGTGTCACCTGTGCGAGTGTGGGTGCGTTGGAGAAATGGCATCTAAAAGGGTTCGATGCTATCTGTGCCTGGCGTGTCACGTGGAAAGTCGCCAGCAGTTCCGAGCCTGTTTGCCAGCGCCCGAGGATCGCTTGCAGCGTCTTCGAGACCTTCTCTGATGATTTCGGCGTAACCTTCAAGACGCCGTTGTCTTTCCGCCTCCCGCTGTTCGTCACGGCAGGCATATCCGTTGTTCTGTCCTGTTGCATAGCTTTGCTGTTTATTGTTGTCATATTTCCCCTCAAGTATATCCACGAAGCGGTTCTCCTGGAATATCCAGTTGAAGTCGGCCACCCAGTTGCGGTTGTTGTGTCCGTTGAGGAAGTCTGAAGCCGCCGCCTTGTCGATGGCGGTCTGGATGCTCTGTTTCCCGTGCATACGCGCGCGCGCCGAAACTGCCCTTTTTCTGACGTCGGTCATTGTCTTTACGGGACGTATGGCCTGTCCCTTCATCTTGGAGTTGAAATAGAGCCGGAGCATGTCGAAGTCGATGTCTTCTTTGCTTGGTTTCTTCTCGTTTTCTTCCGAAAAAAGAACTTCTTTTTTACCAACATTTATGTTGGTTTTTTCTTGAGTTATATTATCTACAGATAAGTCTTGTATATTATCCTGTATATTATTATCATCCTGGATAGTATAATTCCCATTATCTATATTTACATCTTTAATAAATATATTATCATTATTGTGTAATTCTTTTTCTTTGAACCTATTTTCAGAATTAGGTTTTTCAGAACCTATTTTTGAAATTAGGTTTTTTGTATGTTTTCTGCCGTTCTCCGCCGATGTATATTTCCTTCTGTCTTCGGTTTTTGCGTCCATTGTGAGAGCTGTAAAAACGATGTCTGAAAGAGGGTCTGAAAACGCTATATCTTGCTGACCTTCAAGGAATTGCGTTATTGCAAGAAGTATATCTCCGAGGTGTTCTTCAGGTACTTTCCTCAAGAGGCTTGCGTGTTGTGATGTCAGGGTTATTTTTCTCATATGCTAATTTAGCATTTTAGGTTCTGAAAAACCTAATATCCTAATTTAGGTTATTAGCTTTTTTTCGAAAAAAAAAGATTTTTCATCCGTTGTGCGAAGGACTGCTGTTCGGGAGGTTTTTTCATGTCTTCCGTGACCTGTCTTTCCGCTTCCTTGCGTTGTATTTTCTCAAGGAACTGGACTTTCTTTTTCAGCTTTGAGTTCTCGCTTTGGAAATCCCTGCGGCATCTCTCTGCGAGATCCCTTTCCTTCTGGAGTTGGATGTTCTCCTCTCTGAGCTCCTGTACGAGGCTTCTGAGTTGGTCGTATGACCGTATGATGGGTAGCATCTGCCTCTCGAAAGGGATGTCATTGTTGTTCTTGAATTTCTTCATGTGATGCGTTTTTAGAAAAGCAAGCCGTCCGGCCCTACACGGCTCTGCTATTCGGCTGCCATGTGGATGCACCGGAGGCTTGCGGGTATATATACTATGAGTTCAGTTGTATTCTATCAGTACAACTGTGTGCTGTCCGCGATTCAGAACAGCGTGGGTTGCGCTTGCTCCAACTTGATGCGCTTGCAAGCCTTGTCGTAATATTCCTTGTTGAGCTCAAAGGTATTTCCATCTATAGCCGCAAGAGATTTTGCATTTACCGTTAAGGCATCGTGATATTGCTTGAATTGATACACAAAAGTAACTTGCTGCCTTTGTTATGCTTTCAAAGGTGTATTGCTCGTTTTCTTGAAATGCGCATATCTTCTTCTGATGCTTTTGTGATATACGCTTTCTATTCCCATTATAAGAGAGATTATATGCAGCATTACACCATTCAAGATTATCTACGTTATTATTCCTTTTATTTTCATCCTTATGATTTACCAGTAAGCCTTCTCCATTACCAAGAAATGCGCTCGCTACAAGTCTATGCACACGTAGTTGCTTACCTTGTAGAGTAACAAACAGATATCCTTTACTGTCAACACACGGTGTCAATACCTTTTCTTTGCCAGTTCTATTGAATGAAAGACTCTTAACATTTCCTTTTGTAGAAACCATATACCCTTTGTGGTTTTCTATTTCTTTCCAAACTTCTACCATACTTAAAATAATGTCTGTTGTGATAATTCGTTCCTAATTCTCTCCATGCTTTTTCGCCAATACTCTTCTGATTTCTCGAAACCTATGAAGTTGCGCTTTTCACGGATGGCTGCTATGGCGGTGGTGCTATTTACAATAGTGTTCATAAACTCGTCTAATCCATGTTTTGAATTGTTCTATTGACATAGTGTTCTTCGCATAATTGCAAGTAGTACAACACGATATACAATTCCCACTTATATAGCCTTTCGATGAATTAATCCTATCAATTCCATTTATGTGTATTACCTCATTTGAACAGATATGTGTTTTTCCCCTTGACCTCAACCTGTCATTTATTGAACGAGAACCAACACATCCGCAGAAATTGCAAGGTGCATTAACAATAGATTTGTATTCATCATAACTAATTACATTATCGTAATCAGTAAACTTTCTGTTTCGCTTTTTAATGGAAGAATACTCTCTGCGAAGAATAGCGTCCTTTCTGTCTGGAAGTCTATTCCTTGCAGGAGCATTTTTCAAACATCCGCAACTTTTTACTTTACCACTCTTAAGATTTTCTGCTTTCACTTCAATAGTATTACCACAATCACACTTACACAAATATATGTAATATTTACCTTCTTTTGGTAATTGTGATAAAACTACCAATTTCCCATATCTTTGACCTGTCAAATCTATATGTTTCATATTAAAACAAAGTTAATTGTTGTTGCTCGTTTTCCACTCTTTCAACAGATTTTTTCCAATATGTTTCATCTTTCTCAAAACATATAAAATTCCTTTTTTCTTTTATGCACGATATTGCAGTAGTGCCACTTCCAGAACAGTTATCGAGCACTAAATCTCCCTCGTTGGAGTAGGTGCGGATGAGGTACTGAATAAGAGCAACGGGCTTTTGAGTGGGGTGGAAAGAGTCATGAACGTTTCGCTGGAATACAACTATATCGGTCGGGTATTTCTCATCGGTAATAATATCGTCCGCTTTTCCAAATTTTCCGTAGCATCTGTTGGTTTGGCCGTTTATCTGCTTACCTCTACTATGGTTGCGCTCATGCGGCAGGCATTTGCGCATTTGCGGATGATAGGTAGGGTGTTTATCATAGAAAACAGAGATTGTTTCCGTCCGCTTCAAAGGAACCTTTTTGGCATTCAGAAAACCAGTTGTGCGGCACTTATCCCAAAAGATATTGTATCTCCACATCTTTTTATTGCTCATCATAAGCTTTGCAGTAAACATACCTTGGCCAAAAAGAATGATAGCTGCATTAGGTTTTGTGATGCGCAAATATTCGTTCCACATAGGCTCGAAAGGAATGGCGTTATCCCAACCGCCGCCTTCACTCTGTTTGTTGAGAACGCCATACGGCAAATCGCACACAATGCAATCCACACTTCCGTCAGGAATACGTTTCATCCCTTCGAGGCAGTCTTCATTATATATCTTATTCAGCTCTATCATACATTTTTTTTGTTAGTTGAACCATTTTACAGTTGTCTCGCCCTTATATCCTTTCTCCCATACGAACCATGCGTAAGCTGCTGCGCTACTGCCGAAAGCCTCGAAGTCGCCGTTCATGGCGCATTTCAGTCGTGACGAACTTACCCAAACACGAATGGGGGGGGGTAGAACGGAAGAGCGCACGCCGCGCCTTGCCTTCAAGAAAAGTCAGCTTCAGAAACATCGCCACTTTCTTACCTTCGGGAATGATGCTGAGAGCCTTTTCCACAAACTGCTGCGCATATTTGTAGGGAGGATTGGTCACGATGTTGCCGTCCCACACCTGGTTATCAATAGCGAGGAAGTCAGCCACCTCGCCGTAGCCTCTATCCACAAGGTCGCGGCTCACTACCTCATATCCTGCCGCCTTCAGCACCTCGCTCATGTGACCCTCGCCACACGAAGGCTCAAGGATCCTGCCCTCAAAACGCTCCAGCTTACACAGCCATTCCGTCGCTTTGGGCTCGGTGGCGTAGTAGTCATCGGACTGACGTTCGTGGTCTGCGTGACTGCTTGCGCCAAGAGCCTTGAATATAGAGGCAGAGTTGCCGGTCCAGTCTTTTGAATGTATCATGATGCGTTTTGGTTATATGATTCAATACAATCTTGCTCTTGAATTATCCATATCCTCCATTGTCTTAGCCTTGAACCACTTCTTCTGGCGGTTCTTCGGTGCGTAGACAACACCGAGACCGATGTACTGCGGACAGGAAAGATGGAACGGAGAGATGCTGCCGCCGAAAAATTCAGAACTCTGTTCACGGCAGCTGTTCTTGATGCGGCAGAACGATATGCAGTTCTGACATACGGGATGGGTGTGAATGCGTGACATATCAAATGAGTTTCTTTAATTCGCTACAAATGTGGTGATACAACTCCCCTCTGTCGTCTTTTCTCACAGCAAAGGACTTTAGATATTCAAGCGTTGAGTAGACACCTATGTAAAAAGAGTTGTTGTCGCTTTCCATACTCTCCTCCAAGGTGACTCCACCGAGCAGGTGGATGATGAAATTTCTTATATACTTCATTGTTCACAGAAGTTGGTTAGTGGGCGCATACGGAATCGAACCGCCAGCGGATAAATTTAGATTAAAATGGCTTATTGTAGTGGTGATCCGCTGCCACTTTGCGCCCTTGAAAAGAAGCCCTATCCTCACGGACAAGACTCTGATAATAATGAATAATAAAATTAAATCATGACCAGCTTTAATTCATCACCTCCTCCGAGGCTTTGTCGCAGATGTCCGTCCTCACGGAAAGCCAACTACTAAATTGAATATCGCTAATTATAACAAATATAATAAACACACGTGTGGCGAAGGGAAGAATCGAACTTCCTTGCTCCGAGGCTTTGAACCATGGCGCACTTTCCACTGCGCTGCGCCGACCTTCACCGGTTGAGTAGCTTGTGACTCCTCTTGTAAGACCCATAAACAACAGGATTTTCACCTGCAGGCATGTCCTTTCATACCTATTTATAGTTAGAAATTCAGTTTTCATTTAAGGAACACCGGCAGTAGAAGCGCCAGTGACCACAGCAGAGCGAGCGTCCAGTCGTTCCACAGGAATCGTTTCAGTTGTTTCATAATCTGTCGTTTTTAAAATAAAATCCTCCCTATCCTCACGGACGGGAAGGATTGACATAATATCATCAAACAAATAGTTATATGTAAATTAGCAAAATATAATAAAAAATAAAATGTGATGGAGACAGGACAGGACTTGAACCTGCGTCTTGCGTCAGCCTTTGGAAGACCTGTGCATGCTCTCACCTTTTGAGCTACCTGCCTCTTTGAATATATGATGATGAAAGCGTAAGCCGTTAGCTTTCTTGCCCCTCTTGTGTTCCCTTTATGCTCCGCTTGCATCTTTAAAATAAAGATGTAGTTCGTTTGTCGCTACTCAGAAACACGCTGAGAGAGGACTTGCGTATAATTGTGCGTCCTTTTCACGGGTCACGGCATCCACGATGCTAACCGTTACTTTATTACACCTATACTATTTTGTCCGATAAGTCAAAGATCGTTCGTCACGGAAGAGCCGTCGCCTCACTCTCGGCTTCCTTATGGTTCGTCCCATGGCTGTTCGGGACAAGACTATACCGTCCATTTGATTGGTTCCGCTCGCCGGTCTCGCTCCGGGTTGCCAGTCGTCAGCTGTCTCGGCGGATATGGAAGACTTGTCAACGTATGGTGTCTTCCGTTATGTATTTTGAAAGTCTGGCATTGATTATCGCCTGCTTTATCTCCGCTTTGGAGTAGTATAAAGGAGAGTTCCTGCTGCCTCCTTTTCTGTATGACCTTACGGTGCCTGCCTTTATGAGCCGCAGCAGCGTCTTGTAGTCAGTGAAGGTAGCCTTGCACCATTTCTCCACATCCTTGAGCCGGAGTTCGTCGGATGTCGGCTCGTAAGCCTTGACTGCCGTCATGTAGCC